CAGATATTAGGTGGAAGTGGAATTTTATCATCATCTGAACAATTACCCGCAGGAATAATTTCATCATCCGCACAACTTCATTCAGATTTAGATAGTAGATATGCAACTGATTTAGGTGAAGGAATTGTAAGTGGTTCAGTTTTAAGACCAGGTGGTGATGGGGTTATATCAGGTTCATCACAAGTAGATTATAATGATTTAGATAATTTACCTGCAGGAATAGTAAGTGGTGGAATACAAATATTAGGTGGAACTGATATACTTAGTGGTTCTAAAACTAATATAACTTCACTAAATTTATATACATCATCAAATGATATCAATATTTCAAATATTGAATCAACAACTTCTTCTTTAGAACAAAGAGTTGGGCAAATTGAATCAAATACTGGTTCATATGATGACCAAACAGTTATTACATCTTTAAATACATTTACATCATCAATTAAAACAGAAGTTGATGGATTATCTGCAGCAACATCATCTTACTTAACATCATTAACAAGTGGTATAATTAGTTCATCTGAACAACTACCAACTGATATAGTAAGTGGTTCAGCTCAAATAACAGCATTAGGATTCGTATCTGAAAGTTCATCAATATCAGCTGGTACAATATCAGGTTCACAACAAATAACGGCATTAGGATTCGTATCTGAGAGTGGGGGTGAGAATTCATCTTTAAATGCTTATACCGCATCCACTTCTATTAGATTAACAAATGTAGAATCTACAACTTCATCATTAGAACAGAGAGTTGGTGAAATTGAAGCAAATACTGGTTCATACAATGACCAAACAGTAATAACTTCACTAAATACTTACACATCATCTACCGATACAAGATTAGATGGGTTTAATACATATACATCATCAACAGACCAAAGATTAGAAAGAATTGAAGTTACTTCATCTTCATTAGAAACTAGAGTTGATGATTTAGCAAGTGCAACGGCTTCAATCAATGCATTTACTGGAAGTACACTTGTTAGTAGTTCAGCACAAATTACAGCATTTGGATTTGTATCTTCATCTTCTGAAGCATCTGTAAGTCATTTAAATAATTTTACATCTTCAGCAACAATACAATTAAGTAACTTAGAAACATTTACTTCATCCATTGAAGGTACAAACGCATTCACATCTTCAGTAAATACAAGATTAAATCAATTATCAGCTGATACTTCTTCTCAAGCAGATAGGATATCACAAATAGAAGTTGTAAGTTCATCTTTACAACAAAGAGCAGGTAGATTAGAAGTAGAATCTGGTTCTTTAAAAGATAGATTAACAAATGTAGAAACTACAACTGCATCATTGGATGCTCGATTGGTAAATGTAGAAACTACAACTGCCTCATTAGATAGTAGACTAGATAATGTAGAAGCAGCTACTTCATCTTATGAAACAACTGGAAGAAGTATTATAAGTGGTTCATCACAACTTACATCATCTTATGATGAAAGGTATGAACAAAGAGCTACAGCAGGAAAAACAATATTTAGTGAATCAATACAAGTTAATTATGAACAATTAGCAAACTTACCTGATAACATAATAAGTTCATCACAACAATTCCCATCGGGAGTGGTATCGAGTTCAATCCAAGTGTTGGGAGGTACTGATATACTATCAGGCTCGGGTCAATTAAACGACTTAGGATTTAGAAGTGGAAGTTTAGTTACTGGTGATGTAGCTAATTTAGAATTAGAAATGAGTGGTAGTGGTTCTTACAAAAGAAAAGAATTATCTACCTCATATCAAACATTAGAGTTTATTACCACACCTTTATTTTCAACGGGTAGTAGTAATTTTACTATAGATGATGGTTCAAAAGTTCAAATCGGTACAACAGGTACATATGTTCTTACAGCTAACTTTACATTATATAAAGCTGATGATAATGATAGATACGCTAACTTTAAATGGCAAAGAAGTTCGAATGGTAGTGATTGGGGTGAAATAAGTGGTTCAACATTTGGTATTGGGTCTCCGTCTATGGAACCTGATTATTCATTTGGTGGTGGAACATCTACTGCACAAATTGAAAGTGGTTCTTATATTAGAATAGTTGGTAAGATTGATGCAACAACATCTGAACCAATATCACTTCATAACTCAGATAGTGAAGGTGGTCGTTCAACTGTATCAGTATTTTTAATAAGTAGTGGTGTTGCAACAGCATTTACTGAATTAACAAATGTACCACAAAACTTACTTAGTTCTTCAGCTCAAGTAACAGCGTTTGGGTTTGTATCTGAAAGTGGAACAAATGCATCACTAAATCAATTTACATCATCTATTCACAATTATACATCTTCAACAGATTTACGATTAGGTGATTTTAGTTCATTTACGGCATCTTTTTCATCATCGGTTGATGCAAGGTTAGATAGTATAGAAGAAGCAACCTCATCATACGAAACAACTGGTAGGGGTATTATAAGTGGTTCATCACAAGTAGTAAGCTCATTACCAAGTGGTGTAATAAGTGGTTCTTCTCAAATAACAATAGCACAATCACAAATTAGTGATTTATCTCACTATACTGATTCCGATGTAAATGCTAGATTAAATACATTAGGTGTTCTAAGTGGTTCTCAACAAATTACCGCATTAGGTTTTGTTTCTGAATCAGGTGTACCTGCTGGAACTATAAGTGGTTCTGGTCAATTAACATCATTAGGATTTGTATCTCAATCAGATGCTGGTACTATTAGTTCATCGGCACAGATAACAGCGTTTGGATTTGTATCAGAAAGTGGAGGTGAAAATTCATCTTTAAATGCATTTACATCTTCGGCTACGGTTCAACTAACAAATTTAGAAACATTTACAGGTTCAGTATTACTTAGTTCTTCAGCTCAAATAACCGCATTAGGTTTTGTTTCTGAAAGTAGTACACCAAGTGGAACTATTAGTGGTTCAGAACAGATTACTGATTTTGGATTCATTTCATCATCAGACTCAACAACATCATTAAATACATATACATCATCAGCTAACATTAGATTAACTAATTTAGAATCAACAACTTCTTCATTAGACCAAAGATTAGATAGTATTGAATCAGAAAGTGGTTCGTATATATCAAACTCAGATACGGCATCGATGGCAGTTAATTCAGCTTCAATAGCTGAATATACATCTGAATGGAATCTAACCGCAGATGGTTCAAATCATTATGTATTTCAAGGACCAGGATTTACTGGTTCAGCATCAGACCCTAACATTTACTTAGTTAGAGGACAAAAATATAAATTTACCAATAATATGGGTGCCCATCCATTCCGAATCCAAACAACTGCGAATGGTTCAGCTGGTACTGCATATAGTAATGGTATTACAAATAATGATGTTTCAAATGGTACTCTTATCTTTGATGTACCAATGGAAGCACCTGATGTTCTTTATTACCAATGTACTGCACATGGTAATATGGGAGGTGCGATATTCGTTTCGCATGTATCTGGTAGTAGTGGTGGTTCAACTGATATTTCATCATTGAACACATACACTTCTTCTAATGATATTAATATTACAAATATACATTCTACTACCGCATCGTTAAATCAAAGAGTTGGTAGTATTGAATCAGTAAGTGGTTCATATTTGACTAGTTTAGATAGTGGTATAGTTAGTGGAGCAGGTCAGATTGGAGCTTTAGGATACATTAGTGCATCACAAGTTTCATCATCAATAGGATTTGATGGTAATAGAACTGTATCAAATACTGATTTACCAAGTGGAGTTTATAACAACAACTTTGGAACATCTGGTTCAATACAAAATTTCTTAGAATCAGTATTTTTCCCAAATACAGCACCTGTAATTAATTCAGTATCATTTAGTATAGATGAATTTGAAGATATAGATTCTATTGTAGGAACTGTTTCTGCTACAGATTCAGAAGGACAAACAATAACATACGCTACTCAAAGTGGATATAGCTCAGATAAATTCGCAATAAATTCATCAACTGCAGTTATTACTGCAAGAGCGAGAACAACATCATCTATAAATACAGATACATCTGTTTACGCTGGTGGAGCGCATCCATTCTTAATAAAAGCTACTGATACATTTGGTGGGACAACAAATAAAACAATTCATATTAGAGTAACACCTAATACCGCACCTAAATTTAGAGAAGGTTCTGCTGGAGGAACTGTAATTACATCCGTAACTGCAAGTTTCAATGAAAATTCATCAGATGATACTTTAGTAAAAAGAGTTTACTTTACGGATGATGAAACTGATACAATAACAATTACATCAAGTTCTATTGATGGTGAACACTTTGATATTACAGTTTCTTCAAACTACTTTGATATTAGACAAAATACAGCTTCATTAGATTATGAATCTCAATCATTATACACTTTCGCAGTAACTGCATCTGATGAACATTTCTTATCAGCATCGCAAGGTACAGTTGGACAAACTATTTTACCTGTATCTGTAAGTGTAACTGATAATGTTCACCCAACAATAAATAATCAAACTCTTTCATCAATAAGTGAAAATAGTTCAAATGGAGCAGTAGTAGCAACAATATCAGCTACAGATAATGAAGGAGATACAATAACATTTAGTGATTTCACATTATATAAATTAGAATTAGATGATGCAAATGTTGCAAGTAGTTCATATGGTGGAACATCACAAAGTGACCCAACAAATAACGCATTCCAATGTAGTGGTACTGGGCAAGTAACAAGAAAAAATGGTGTATATATAAATTCTGATTTAATAAATGAATATCAATATACAGTAAGAATTAGAGATTCATACAATACCGCATCTAACGAAGCAATAGTTACAATTCCAATTTCAGATGATACACCTCCGACTGTTAGTGATAACTGGACTACTCCATATGTTATCGAATCAGCAGTAAGTGGAGCAAGTGTTTATATTAGTTCAAATGGTAGAAGTGGTACGATAGCAGCATTTTCAGCGAATCAATCAGTAACTTGGACTTTAAATAGTGGTAGTGGAGTATTTGATATAAATTCTTCAAATGGTAGATTATCTATAAAAACTGATTTAAGTGGTTCTACAACATCAAGTGGAGCTTTATTAAGTGGAAGTTCAATAGCAACTAATACATTCGGTACGACTACAGAAACCGCATTTACAGCAAGTGTAGCAGCTAACCAAGCACCATCAATAGCATTTACAAACCAAACGGCTAAATTTGAAACTGATTTAGCATTAAATGGTGTGTGTATGGTAAGTATGAGTGTAAGTGATGATGAATCTGATACTCCATTTAGTGCATCATTAAGTGGTTCTGATTTACAATTAGTATATTCAAACGCTAATTCATCATCAATTGGATTACATTTAACTGAAAACGCAACTGCTAGAGAATATTTCTATAGTGTAACAATTACAGACCAATTTGGTAAATCACAAACTTATAGTGATAGGAGTTTCACTGTAGCAACATCGGCTGATTATGGTAGAGTATTTGTTTACGATGTTGGATTTAACAACGCAACTTATAATACCGCAGTTGGTATTACAAGTGAGGATGGTTCAACTCCACCAGTTGCAACTCCATTTACGGATATTGGATTCTTAGATAAAATTATAGATGATGATGTAATTGGTGATTCAACATTTACATATTCTTATGGTGGTTCACAAACTGCAACAAAATTAGCAGAAGCAAGTGGTTCTAACTTACATACTGTATTAAGAAGTATGGGTAGTAGTGGAACTATATCAAGAAATTCATCTAAACACTTTGTGATTTTATTCCCAAGTGGTTCAGATATGGGAGGAATTCCAACAACAACAACAGATTCATATGGTGGTTCAACTACTGGCGAATATGTTTTAGAGGTAGGTACTGACGGTAGTACGATTGATGGTTCAAATACATTAGAATCATCAGAAATAAATCAGATGACACTAGCAACATCTCATGTAGGTTATACAAAATGGTTTATGGTGGGGGCAGCAAATCAAATTGCAAGTTCAACAAACTTTAATTTAGGATTAAACCCATCATCAGGTTCTGGAGGAGCTTAATATTTATATATAAAAGGAAAAAGATAAAATGCCATCGTTTAGTTCAAAATTACAATTATCATCAACTGCACAGAGTAACAATATAGTGCTTGCTGATGTAGATAGAATAAAAGGTGCATTTAAAACTTATGTATCAGCATCAACAATGAATGCAACATCTGTAAATTATTTTTCGGATGGGCAAATTGTTTATGTAGAAGATAGTGGTTCTTTATTTCAAGCAACAGTGACTCCAGCAGACCCACCAAACTCTTTTGTTGATACTGTAACCTTTAAACCATTTAGTTATGTAACAGGTTCATTTGTATCAGCATCATTTGATGGTACTAATACCTTAACATTATTTGGACAAGAATTATCAGGTTCAGAACAAATATCAATGTCTGTTGATTTATCAGCGTTGACTGGTTCTGGAGGAGGTGGAGGTAGTGGAGATATAACTGCAGTAACTGCAGGTAGTGGAATTTTAGGCGGAGGAGCTAGTGGTGATGTAGTAATTGGTGTTGATAGTGGTTCATTAGCTGGATTAGGATTAACAACAGGAAGTGGAAATATTGGTTTAGATACTGGTTCAACACACTTCCAAGGTGGAGTTCAGAGCTCTGATTTAGATGGTTCTGAATTTTAGTTATATTTATATTAAATATGGACTCTATATAGAGTTTTTAATCGGGGTATATACTCTTTAAAAAATGTTACGATTTAATTATTAAAAAAGGAAAATAAAAATTATGGCTCAAACTATTAAACATAGAAGAGGTAAACTCGAGAGTATAGCAAGCATAACCCCGATTAATGGTGAGTTAATCATCGCTTCGGGTTCTGACTTATCAGTACACCAAGAGGGTTTACTATTTGTTGGGGTTGAAGGAAATGTATTAACTCCCTCTAACAAAATATTAACAGGTTCGGCAACCTTAGATGTAACAGGTGGTTCTTTTGACCACTCAGTCGATGGTATTCCGTACTATGAAACCGATGCTAAGAAATTACATATTCTTGGGCACGGAGGTAACACAAATGTAGAATTTACAACTAATTCATTAGACTTGAGAGGTTCAGGTATTGTATCCTCATCTTCACAGGTTTCTGAATTAGCAAGTGTTAATGATTCAACAATAACATTAACTGCTGGTGATGGTTTAAAAACTGGTGGTTCATTTACATTGAACGCTTCTGGTGATTCAACAATAACTTTTGATATTGATGCATCAGACTTTGCAGGAACTGGTTTAGAAGCTGATGGTTCAGAAAATTTAAGAATCGCAGCGGCTGCAGCTGGTAATGGTTTAACTGGTGGTGCTGGTTCAGCGTTATCCATTGATTTAGATGGTTCAACCTTATCAGTAGGTGCTAGTGGACTTAAAGCAGGTGATGCACTTTTAAATACATCATTAAACTCATTTACAGCGAGTAACGCTAATACATCTCTTAACTCAGCAACTGGTTCATTTTTAACCGCAGCTGGAATATCAGATACGGCTATCGCAGAAGGTGAAGATTCACTTGTATTCTTTGATGGCACTGATAGTGGTGTTAAAAGAGAAGCAATTGGTGATTTCTTAACTGCTATAGCAGGTGCTAACTTATCAGTATCCTCGAATCAATTAGTAGGAGTTGCTGGTGATATTACTGGTGTAACTGCTGGTGATGGTTTATCTGGTGGTGGTTCAAGTGGAGCAGTAACATTAACAGTTGAAGTTGATGATTCAACAATCGAAACCAACTCTGATGCACTTAGAGTAAAAGATGCTGGTATTACATTAGCAAAACAAGCTAATATGGCCGCTGATAGAATTCAAGGTAGAGCAAATGGTGGTGGTGCAGGTGCACCTCAAGCATTAACTGCAACACAAGTTAGAACTATTATAAATGTAGAAGATGGAGCAACTGCAGACCAAACAGGTGCAGAAATAGCAACTGCATTAAACGCTGACTTAGGTGGTAACTTTACAATTGGTAACCAATCATCTGATACCGCTACATTTAGTGGTGGAGTAACAGTTGCTGGTGATTTAACTGTAAATGGGACAACAACTTATATTTCATCATCCAATCTAAACATTGGTGATAATATATTAGAGTTGAACTACGCTGGTACTGCGGCTGATGCTGGTATTTTAGTAAAAGATGCAGTAGGTACAGGAACTTCAGGTTCATTAGTATGGGATGCATCCGCAGATTATTGGATTGCTGGAGCATTAGGTTCAGAAGCTAGAGTAATTTTAGGAAATGGTACTGATACTGCTGGAACGATTACTAAGTTTTCAGCTGATGGTGTAATTACCGACTCTATTATTACTGAAAGTGGTACAACTGTAACAATCGCAAATGATTTAGTACTAAGTGGATTAACCGCTTCTCAGTTAGTTGTTACTAATGGTTCTAAACAATTAGTATCATCAACAGACATATCATCTCTAACATTAACCTTAGATGGTGGTGAGTTTTAATCAGTAAAATGATAATAATAAGAAATCCCCTTTCGAAAGATTGGGGATTTTTTTTGGTTAATTTATATTCTATATATTTATTACTATAGAACTTATAGGGGTTTACAAATAAATGGCAGTACTGATATTCAAACAGGGTAATTATACCGAAACGGGCTCGTTAGCATACGCAGAACCAATTTTCTTTACTGACGCTAACACTTTAATCATAAGTGGTGGAGTTAGTACATATACAAATACTGAAGTTACACCCAGTATTTCAGCTGGAAATGTAGGTTATAGGATAGCAACGATTGATTCAATTAACACAGGTTCATTCTTAGTATCGGGTGATGTAAGTGCATCTAACTTATTTTTAGATGGTAACGCAACAGTAAGAGGAAACATCACAATGGGTGGTAGTGGACTCGATTTTGGTGATGCATCCGATGATAATGTTGTATTTAAAGCTGATATAAGTTCATCATTCATACCAAACAATGATGATTCATTTGATTTAGGTTCGAATTCACAAAGATGGCAAAATGGATATTTATCCAACTTAAACTTATCGGGTTCACTTTTCGTAGATGGTGGACCAATTGATTTACATTCAGATACATATATATCAGCATCAGCTGGTACATTTACACATTTAAAAGTTGGTAGCTACTTAGATGTTGATGTTACAGGCGCTATAACACTAAATGGTGAAAGTACTACACATATATCATCATCTGGCGCACTTACCTTAGATTCACAAACACAAATTAATATTGGTACTACAACAGATAAACCAATAGATGTAGATGCTAGTACTTTAGATATCGATACAACAGGCGATATTACTATAGATGCAACAAATTCTAAAATAGCAATAACTGCTGGTACTACGGCATCGATAGATGCAGAAGAAGGTATTCATATAGGATTAGAAGAAAGAGTACCAGTAAGAATAGAAGGTACTTCAGTAAATGTAAATGGTTCACAAAATGTAGATGTAGATGCAGATGGAGGAAAATTAACATTAGATGGTTCTACAGGTATTGATATCGGTGTAGAAGCTGATGTACCAATTGATGTAGATTCATCAACTTTAGATATAGATGCAAGTGGTGCAATCACTATTAGTGGTAGTGGTGTATTTGATGTAAACGCTGCTGGAGCATTAACATTAGATTCAGATACATCAATCTCAATCGGTACTGATAATGATAAACCAATAGATATAGACTCCTCTACTTTAGATATAGATGCAAGTAGTCACATTACAATTAGTGGTAGTGGTGCTAGTAATATTGATATTGATGCTGGTGGTAATATTAGAGTAGATGCCGGTACAGGTATGTTTATTGGAACTGCTCAAGATGTACCAATCGATATAGATGCTAGTACATTCGATGTGGATGCAAGTGGAGCATTAACTATTGATTCAGCTACTTCAATTGGAATTGGTACAAACGCTGATAAACCTATAGACATTGATTCAACCACTTTAGATATAGATGCTAGTGGAAACATTACAATTAATGGTGAAGGTTCAACCGCTATTTCCTCATCAGGCGCTTTAAGTATAGATTCTGAAACATCAATCAATATTGGTACAACTTCAGACAAGCCAGTTAATATAGATTCTACTACATTTGATGTAGATTCAACTGATGGGATAAGATTAAAATCTAATAATGGAATTTCATTAGAAGAAAGTGGTGTGGTAGCCATAAATGTTGATGCAAATCAAGATGTGAGTTTTCCACAAGAGGGTGGTAGTAAGCTTGACCCAGATGTTGATATAATCGGATATTTAAAACTCGGAGAACACGGTGGTTTCATCCAAGGAGCTTTAAGTTCTTCTGGAGAAATATCCTCAAGTGCTGATATAACAACATCAGGTTTAAATGCTGGTAATATCAATGTTGGTATTACGGGTGATAACGAAATTGATACCGATAGTGGAAATCTAACTATAGATTCAGCTGGAGGTACTGTTACCATTGATGATAATACAATTATTACTGGTGACTTAACAGTAAATGGAACTAGAACATTTACAAATACAGCTACATTAGATGTAGCAGATAATATTATAAACATTAACTACGGAGGTTCATCTGTATATGCTGGACTTTACGCTAATGATGTAACTGCACCAAATGTATTATCAGGTTCAATCCTTTGGAATGGAACAACTGATAGATGGATTGCTGGACAAAGTGGTTCAGAACAAACTATATTACTAAATAATGGTGATTCTATAATTAGTGGTAGTGGTACAAATAATCAAATCACAACATTTACAGGTACACATGGAGTAGATTCATCAGCAAACTTAACATTCGATGGTTCAATATTAAGAATAACTGGTACACAAGAAATTACTGGTAATTTAAGTGGTTCAGCATCAGGTTCATTTAAAGATGTAAGTGTAGCTGATGACTTAGATGTTGGTGGAAATATTACTATACCTAAAACAGGTACAAATTCAGGTACACCAAGTGGTGTAGGTGTTTTATATTTTGGAACTAACGATAATAGAATGTACACCGATACTAGTGGTGGAACTTTAAGAATTCAAGCAAATGCTAATCTTAATATAGATGCAGAAAACTTTATATTCCAAAATACTAATGGAACTTTATTAGGTGGGGGTGATGGTGGTACTTATTTAGATTTCCAAAACAATACAAAACTAATAACTACAAATGGTGGTATTGATGTTACAGGTGTTGTTTTCGCTACTGGAAATATATCTGGTTCGGGAGGTCATTTTACCTCTAATGTTAGTGGTTCAGCTAGTGGTTCATTTTTAAATGTAAATGCATCGAACTCTCTTTCAGTTGGTAATATTCTTATATCAGCTTCTTCAATATTAGCACCTGGTGGTTCACCTCTAACGATAGATGATACGCTAAATTTAAATAGTAATAATATTACTGGTGTTCAGAGTATTACTGCAACTGCTAGTGGTTCATTTAAAGATGTAAAGGTAACTGATAATGTAACTGTAGATGGTGTAGTAAGAGCTGAGAGATTAAATGTAACAAGTAGTGAAAACATTTTAGCAACATTTGAATCTACAGATGCAGCAGCTAAAATAGTTCTAAAAGATGTAAATGGTGAGGGAGCTAGATTCTCTTACTTAGGAAGTACAGATACTATTGGTATAGGTCAAAGTAATACCCACAATGAAATGGCTATTCACATTGATAATAATGAGAAAGTAGCAATCGGTAGTAATCATACAATCCCACATGCAGTATTGGATGTTAGTGGAAGTTTGATAGTAAGTGGTACTCAAGAAATTAAATTTGGTGATTTAACTGTACATGAAACAGGTTCATTCGGAAGAGTTTCTGGACATATATTAGCAACTAATGGAGTGATAAGTGGTTCTACGCAAGTAGATGTACAACTAACGGAAAATTATGAAAGACCAGCGATTGTTTCAAGTGGTATAACGGCATCATTAGGAAGTGGTATTGAATCAAATGAAATTTTAACATTATTAGATGGACATGGAATAGTAAGTGGTTCATCACAAATAGGTGGATTAGGATTTATAACTGCTAGTGATGCAACTAAACATCCAAATTGGATAGCTTCTAATTTAGTACCTGGTACTAATATAACAATTAGTTCTGGAAGTAATACCTTAACAATTAATTCCTCTGGAGGTGGAGGAGGTGGTGGAGTTGGTACACTTCAGCAAGTTACTGATAGTGGCTCAAATACAACAAATGATATAGGAGTTGGGGCTGGTACTGATTCAACATCTAAAACTACTGGAGCATTAGTTGTGGCTGGTGGTTTAGGTGTATTAAATACAATAAATGCTGGTGGTGATGTAATCGCATTCGCATCATCAGATGAAAGATTAAAAGATAATATTAAACCAATCGAAGGAGCTTTAGATAAAGTTTCTCAAATAAGTGGTAACACTTTTGATTGGAATAGTGAAAAACAGAATATTTATAATGGAAAAGACTACGGAGTAATCGCACAGGAAATCCAAAAAGTGATGCCTGAACTTGTAGATACAAGAGAAAACGGATACTTAGCAGTTAAATATGATAAAATTGTTCCTTTACTGATTGAATCAATAAAAGAGTTGAAAAAAGAAATTGAGGAACTGAAATCTAAATAGAATTTTAGTTTAATATGGCACAGACAATAAAGTTAAAACGCTCATCAACCAGTGGTAAAGTACCCACTACTTCACAACTTGCTTTAGGTGAAATAGCAATAAACACAAACGATGGTAGAGTATTCTTTGAAAAGAACGATGGTTCGGCTACCATACAACATATAGTAACTACTGATTCTATAACTACAGGTTCAATCCAACTAAGTGATAATGATGGAACTTCAGCTGGTTCTAAAGTAGTATTAGGTAGTGGTACGGGAAGTTTACAAATAGTAGGTGATAGTGCTAACGATAACTTTTTTATCTTTAATAAAACTGCCTTAGTTGGTGGACAATCTCAAACATTACATATAAATTCACCAACTATTAAAATTGGTGAAGCTGACCCAGACACAACAGAAAGAGGTACTAATGTTAATATTGGACCGACAAACTTAAAATTTACTAATTTATCAGCACAAAACTCAGAAGCAACCGCATTAATGATAAATGGTTCAAATGTAGTTGGAACAAGAGAATTAGGTTCAAACGCATTTACATCCACAACAATTGGTACAACTTCAAATGCACTTACCGATGGAACTGGTATAGCTGACTTCTCATTCGATGGTTCAGGTACAGCCACAATATCTACTGATGATAGTGCAATTGTTCACGATAACCTAAGTGGATTTGTAGCAAACGAACACATTGACCATAGTGGAGTAAGTATAACTGCTGGTACAGGACTTAATGGTGGTGGAACAATAGTATCTACAAGAACTTTAAATGTTGATTCCGATTATAAAAATACATCACTAAACTCATTTACTGCATCAAATGCTAATACATCACTAAACGCAGCAACTGGTTCTTACTTAACAACAGTAGATATATCTGATGATACAAACTTAGCTGGTGGAACTGGTATTACATTGACTGGTGATACTTTATCAACTACTGATTCAGAAATTGTTCACGATAATCTAAGTGGGTTCGTAGCAAATGAACACATAGACCACTCCTCAGTTTCTATAACTGCTGGTACTGGTTTAAATGGTGGTGGTACTATAGCTTCAACAAGAACTTTAAATGTGGATGATGATTATAAAAATACTTCATTAAACACATTTACGGCATCAAATGCTAATACATCATTAAACACATTTACTGCATCAAATGCTAATACATCACTAAATGCAGCAACTGGTTCATATTTAACCGCTCACCCAAACATAAGTGCAGGTTCAGATATATCACAAGATAACTCAAATGGAACTGTATTACAAGATTTAGATATTCAATTAGACTCAAATGGTCATGTAACTACTGCTACTGCTGGTACAGTAAATTTAGATGGTAGATATTATACTGAAACAGAATCAGATACTTTATTTACAAAAAAATTAGGACAGGGTGTAGTATCTGGTTCAGACCAAATTGCTACAACATTCGCACAAACAATATTAGATGATGCAGATGCAGCTGCAGTTAGAACAACACTTGGAGTAGATGCAGCAGGAACAGTAAATTATACTTTACCAACTAACTTAGCTGGTGATGATATAGATGTTGATACAGGTGCATTAACTGGAGCTACTGTAATCTCTGATTTAGATTTCAATATAACAACAAATACAAGTGGACTTGTAACAGATGCAAATGGTAGTGTTTCAACAAGAACACTAACCGCAGCTAATTTAAGTTTAGGTAATGTAACAAATGAATCAAAAGCAACAATGTTTACTGACCCTACATTTACAGGAACAACAGCAGCACCAACACCAAGTTCAAATGATAATTCAACAAAAATAGCAACTACGGCTTATGTTCAAACAGAACTTACTGATTTAGTTGGAAATGCTCCAGCAGCATTTGATACTCTTGGTGAAATATCTGCTTCGTTAGCCGCTGATAGTGGTGCACTTGATTCTTTAACAACAGTAGTAGCTGGAAAGTTAGCTAAAACAAGTAACTTATCCGATTTATCAAATGCATCAACTGCAAGAAGTAATTTAGGTGTAGATGCAGCAGGAACTGATAATTCAACAAATGTAACCTTAGCAGGTACACCTAATTATATAACAATTAGTGGACAAGAAATTACAAGAAATACTATTGATATTGGTGATGATACAAACTTAGCAGTATCAGATACATCAGAAGTAAATATGATTCTTAGTGGAGATACACTTTCTGCTGAACTAATCGGTGGGGTTGTATCAGGTTCTTCACAAATATCTTTAGAAACTGTAACTGGTGGTAGTGGAATTCAATCTGGCTCTATTACAAATTCTGATTTAGCTGGTTCAATAGCAAATTCTAAACTTAGTAATAGTTCAGTATCATTTGGTGGTGTAAGTGTGGCTTTAGGAGCTTCAGATGCAACACCAGCATTTGATTTGTCAGATGCAACTGGATATTTAACAAGTGAATTAGATGGTACAATAACTAATTCACAACTTGCTGGTTCAATAGCAAATGGTAAATTAGCAAATTCAGCAATTACCATTAGTGGAACATCTGTATCACTTGGTGGTTCAATCACCGATGAAACTTTATTTGGGGGAGTTGGTGTAGTAACTGGTTCAGCACAACTTACTTCAGCATTTGAACAGGTAGGTAGTGGAATAATATCAGGTGCGGCTCAAATTAGTGGTTTAACTTTAGAAGATATTATTCTAAATCAAGGTAGTGGAAATGTAGAATTAGATTCATTTATTTTTCATCAAGGTGATACGAACACAAATTTTGGATTTAATGGAAATGATGTTTTTAAAGTCAACACAAACAATACAGAAAAAATATTCGCAAATAGTAACGCAGCTGGATTAAAATATGCAGGTAACAATAGAGTAGTAACTACTTCGGCTGGTGGAGATTTAACTGGTGACTTTACTGTTTATAGTGGTGGAAGTATTATCGCCGCAACTACTGGAGGTAGTATAACAGGTTTTAGTATTACTGGTTCAATAGCAGCTACAAATGGAGTAGTTTCTGGTTCATCTCAAATTGATGGTTCAAGTATTTCTAATAAATCAGTATCATTTGGTGGAGTATCCGTAAACTTAGGTTCATCTGATTCTACACCAGCTTTCAACTTAGCAGACGCTACAGGATATCAAACTTCTAATTTAAGTGGTACAATAACTAACTCACAATTAGCAGGTTCAATAGCAAATGGTAAATTAGCAAATTCAGCAATTACAATTAGTGGAACATCTGTATCATTGGGTAGTAGTATAACTGATGAAACTCTATTCGGAGGAACTGGTGTAATATCAGGTTCAACTCAATTACAAAGTAACTTTTTAAGACCAGCACAGAATTTAGATGATGTAGACTCTGTAAGTGATGCAAGGGATAATTTAGGATTGGGTTCATTAGCAACTTTATCATCTATTGATATAAGTAGTAATACAAACTTAGCAGTATCCGATACATCAGAAGTTAATATGATTTTAACTGGTGATACTATTTCAGCTGAATTGATTGGAGGGGTAGTATCGGGTTCATCACAAGTTTCAATTGGTTCAACAACTGGTACTTTAGCAGTAAATAAAGGAGGTACTGGTGCAACAGATGCAGCTGGGGCAAGAACAAACTTAGGAGTAGATGCTGCAGGAACTGATAATTCAACTAATGTAAGTTTAAGTGGTACACCTGATTATATAACAATTAGTGGACAAACAATTACAAGAAATCAAATTGATTTAACAGCAGATGTAACAGGTGTGTTACCATCAGCTAATTTAGATTCAGATACAGCACATTTAAGTGGAACTCAAACATTTAGTGGGGCTAAAACATTTAGTTCTGAAGCTACTTTTACCGCAGGTATTCAACTTAATGATAGTGATACTATAAAATTAGGTACTGGAGCTGATTTTATAATTGAAGATGACGGTTCAGATACTTTATTCAAATCAACAAGACATGGTGGGGAAGTTTATTTCCAAAACGAAAACGGAAGTGGTACAAACCAAAATACATTAATATTAGGTACAGATACGGGAAATACATCAGCAACCTATGCAGAACTTAGGTACAATAATGTTGAAAGAATCAAAACAACATCTGGTGGTTCTGATATGGCTGGAACAGTTAACTTTAATGGTACTACACAATCAACTTCCAAAACAAGTGGTACTGTAGTAATAGATGGTGGTGTTGGTATCGCAAAAACACTTAATGTTGGTGAAGATGTTGTAGCATATGCTTCTTCGGATGAGAGATATAAGGATTTAATAACACCAATTGAGAATCCAAATGAAAAAATTAAATTACTAAGTGGTAACACATTCGTATGGAATGATAAGCACGAAGTATTCAAAGGTAAAAAAGATATCGGTGTAATTGCACAAGAGGTAGAAAAAGTTTTACCAGAGATTGTAGAAACAAGAGATAACGGATATAAAGCCGTAAAATACGAAAAGATAGTAGCTCTACTTATTGAATCAAACAAAGAACTTATCAAAAGAGTAGAAGAGTTAGAATCAAAAATCAAATAAATGTACGATGTTTATTACACAACTGGTGGTGGTCCTTGGGTCAACGCTGGAACTGATTTGTGGGTAAATGATTTTTTAGAAAATATTGTACCACATTTAAAAGTAAGACCAGTTTTACTAATCCACCGAAACAAACCAAAAGGATTTGAAGATTTTGAATTTCCAATAGAAACTCATTGGCAAGGTGATAATGTTGGTGAATTTGAAAAGATATGTGATGGAGCTAGAAGAATCAATATATTACATGGACATTATACTCCAATGAAAGCTATAGTAAATAACAAAGATAAAATTCACTCAAATATATTACACAACTCAGTAGACCATATTTTAAAATCACAAGTTGTTACAGATGCTAGAATTGGTTGGCATCCGTGGTTGGATTCAAAATGGGAAAAGGAAGTAAATGAATGGGCAACTCATTCTATATGGGTGGGATTATTTGATATTCTGATAAAGAATGAAGTAATAAATAATTATTATGAATTTAAACACAATTTACCTTTAAGTAAATCAAACAGATTAGGATTTGCTGCTAGATGTGAAGGTAGAAAAAACCCACATTATTTAGAAAATTTAGATTGTTTTATTTTTACAAACTCTTTTGAGTTTAACACATTTTGGAAAAATGCGGTTGGTGGAAATTATGATAAAGCAAAAATTTATCATTATTATGGTAACTTTAAAGATAAATTTTATAATATGGATTGGGGAGTATCACATTCAGCATTTACATCAGAACCATTTGGATATGGTATTTTTGAAGCAGTAGATAAAGGAAAACTACCTATTTTACACACAACTTGGTGTAAAGATTTTGAATATCCATACAGAGTTTCATCTAAAAATGAATTTGTAGATATTTATAATAAGATATGTAGTGATACATACGAAACAAAAAATCATTGGTTCAAAAAAATTAAAAGCTATATGATTGATAATTATTCTGATAAACAATTGTGGATTGATTCATTATTGAATATTTATAACATATAGGAGAATTATGGCAACACTATCATCAGGAGATACTTTATCTTTAAACAATTTAGCAACGGCTACAGACCAAAGTACCAAATCAATGGGTACGGTAGCAGGTAGTACAGCAACTCCAATATCGATGTCAGCATTCGCAATAGATAGTGTAGGAGCAGTTACTGGATTTACATATGTTGTTGAAAACACATCAGAGGATTATGTTTTAGGATTTGGAGGGGATGGTGGAAGATTTGTAAAGATTAGAGAGAAAAAAAGAAATTTTGATTGGAGTATAACTGGTGGGGGTACTATTTATTTTACCTCTGCATCCTATTCACAAGCAGCAGCTGGTAGTGGTTCATTAACTATATCTGCTGGAGAAATGAAAAATGCTGGTACTCAAACAGCATTAATTGGTGCTACATCTCACACATTAGGTGTTAAGTTTGCAGATGGATTTAATGACCACGCTACAAATTATAATAGTAGTAGAACTAAAACAGTATATTCTGTTGATTCATATGATGGAAACGCAGCTGCACTTTGTTTGGTGTCTGATTCACCTATAGAAAAAGCAGATGGAACAATGGTTGAAGTTGGTGATTTAAATGAAGGAGATGTACTGAAGGGCTATTCATTAGCAGGTTTATCGGAAGATTCAGACTCAAACTTCTTAGAATGGTCATCAAATACTATAGGAGAAACAGAAAAAGATGTAAAAGTAGTAAATTTAACTTATTCATTTAGTAATAAGATATACAATATTAATGATGGTGAAATAAAAGGTACTGGAGAGCATCCTATGTTAATTAAAGATGCTACGGATGGGTTATATAGGTTTAAGGAATTAATGTTGTTAGAAATTGGTGATAAACTTATAAAGAAAGTTGATGGTTCTTTAAGTGAAATAGATGTAGTATCTATAAATTTAGAATCATCTGATGTTGAAATAGTATCTTTAGATGTAGAAGAGCAAGATACTTATTTAGTTAATGGATATGTAACTCACAATAAGGGTACTAATTCGTTTACTGATTTAGCAGCACCTGGTGCACCAACAAGTATAACATGGAATAATAGTACATTTGTATTAAGTTGGACAGCACCATCATCAGTTGGAACAGGTGGTATTACGGCTTATGATTGGGCTATTGATAATAATTCTGATTTTAGCTCACCTGTAACCAATGGAAACGAAACAGAATGGTCAGCAACCAGTATCAGTTTACCTGGACAAGGTATTACTTTAAGTAATGGTACTTATTATTTCAGAGTAAGAGCTATTGACCAAGGTTTAGCTGGAACTTATGGAACATTGACATTTACATTCTCTGAACCATAGAAAAAATGACTGTTTCGAAAAAAACTATATATTTATATATATAAAAACAATGTTATATTAAATTTTACAAAAATGGCAAACAAAAAGTTAAGTAAAGAAGAATTAGAACAAATTAGTTCAATTAGAAATGAAGCATCTCAAATTTTCTTTGATTTGGGTAGAATTGCAATCAGAAGAAGAAATGCAAATGCACAAATTGATTTAGATGAAGAGAAGTTAGAAGAACAACATGATAACTTAGTTGAAAAAGAAAATGAGTTATATAAAAAATTGAATGAAAAGTATGGAGATGGCACTATAGAACCTACAACTGGTGAATTTATACCATCTACAGAAGAAAAAAAATAAGTTTTTGAAAAAGAATTTAATACTTATATGTGTATAATATTACATTATCACTAAAGGAGAATAAAAAATGGCAGAAAAAATCGTATCACCTGGCGTATTTACAAGAGAGAATGATTTATCTTTTATTTCACAAGGAATAGGAGAAATCGGAGCCGCAGTGATTGGACCTTTTAAGAAAGGACCAGCATTTGTACCCACAATCGTAAATACCCAATCAGAATTTGAAGAAATATTCGGTACACCTGATGGAACATACTATACAGGATATACCGTACAAAATTATTTAAGAGAAGCAGGAACTGTAACAATTGTTAGAGTTGGACATGTTGGAGGATATACTCACGTTGACCCAGTCGGTATTGTTGTATCGGGTTCATTATCAGGTAACGCATCTGGTAGTGGAGGTGGTAGACAATTATTAGGAGCATTATTTGCTACTGAAAATGGTACTGAATCAACTGGATTTCCATCAGCAACAAACTCAATCAGTTGTCAACTTTCTTCTTCTACTTTTAACATTAGTGGTTCTGAATTAGGAACTGCAGTATCAGCATCAGTTGTACCATCATCAGGTAGTGATATATCAGATGTATTTGGTGACTCACCGCTTGGAAGTAAAAACGCATATGTTTATAAATACTTTGAGCAAGGAGCTACAGATGCAACAGGATACTTCTTAGAAAGTGGTTCTAAAGTAGAATTAGTTTCATTAGCTGACCAAGCATTGAATTTCGATACTACTAGAGCAACTACTCCTTACATTCAATCACAACTTATCTCAGGTGAAAGACACAATCTATTTAGATTCCATACATTAGCTCATGGTACTGATACGAACCAAGAGTTTAAGATTTCTATCTTTAATGTAAAACCTGCAGGAAGTTCAGCAGCTACAGATTACGCAACATTCTCAGTAGCGATTAGAAAATTTAGTGATACTGATAAGAGAAAGAATGTATTAGAAACATTCAACAATGTTAACTTAGACCCAGCTTCACCTAATTACATTAAGAAAGTAATCGGTGATAGAGTTGTAAGTATTGATGCAAATGGTAAACAAACTGAAACTGGTGATTACGCTAACTACTCTTCATACATCTATGTAGAATGTAGTGAAGAAGGTTCGTTCCCAATTACAGCAGCACCATTTGGACACTCTGCATATGTTAATCCAATAGCAGTTGTAAGTTCACTTTCACCAGAAGAAAAAATCGTACCACCTGTAACATTTAAGAGTGGTTCTGATTCTAACACTTCATCTAATAAGATAAATTACTCTGGTATAGATGTGGAAACAACAACTGTTAAGATTGATAATGTTAATTACTTATCACCTATTCCTACTAACGCTGGAACGGGTTCAAACTCAGTATTCGCATTTGATTCACAACTATCTTATGAAATGACTGGTTCATCTGCAGTTGATATAGCAAAAAGACAATTCACTGTGGCATTCCAAAGTGGATTTGATGGTGTATCACCAACGATTAGAAAGAAATTAGGTTCAAATATCTCAGCAGGTAACTCGCAAGGATTTAACTTATCTTCTTCAACCGCTAGTGGTTCAGTAGCATATGTGAAAGCAATTAACGCAGTATCTAATCCTGATGACTTTGATATCAACTTAGTATCAGCACCGGGTGTTATCAGAAGATTACACTCTTATGTGTTTGGTAAAGTTGTTGATATGGTAGAGGATAGACAAGATGCATTCTTTATTGGAGATATAACTTCAGTAAATGATACAATAGCACAAGCAACAACTCAAGCAGATGCAGTAGATTCTAACTATGTTGGTTCTTACTATCCTTGGGTTAAAACAATCGATATTAATACAAACAAACTAACCGCAGTACCACCATCAGTATTGATGCCAGGTATATTTGCAGCTAACGATAGATTAGCAGCTGAGTGGTTCGCACCTGCTGGTTTAAACAGAGGTGGAATCGTAGGAGCAGTTTCAGTATTAAACAGATTAACGCACGCTGAAAGAGATACACTTTATGAAAACAAAGTTAATCCAATCGCATCATTCCCTGGTGAAGGTATTGTAGCATTTGGACAAAAGACATTGCAAGATAAAGCATCCGCTTTAGATAGAATCAATGTTCGTAGATTGTTGATTAAAGTTAAAAAGTTTGTAGCAAGTACTTCAAGATTCTTAGTATTCGAACAAAATACGGCACAGACTAGAAACAGATTTATAAACACTGTACAACCTTATTTAGAAGGTGTACAACAAAGACAAGGGTTATACGCATTCAAAGTGGTGATGGACGAGACAAACAACACTCCTGATGTAATTGATAGAAACATCTTAGCAGGTCAAATATTTTTACAACCTACTAAGACGGCTGAATTCATAGTAATTGATTTCAACATTCTACCAACAGGTGCATCGTTCTCAGCATAATGAAAATTTAGAAACTATATATTTATAATAGTAATAGGAGAAAAAAAATGGCAGAAGTATTAGAATTCAACGAAATGTTTTATACCAACTTCGAACCGAAGATGAAGAACAGATTCATCATGAACATCGATGGTATAGACTCATATTTAATTAAAACAGCCAACAGACCTACTATTCAGTTTGAACCTGTAACATTAGACCATATCAATGTTAAGAGAAAACTAAAAGGTAAAGGTGAGTGGCAAGATGTAGAGATTACTCTATATGACCCGATTGTTCCTTCAGGAGCACAACAAGTGATGGAGTGGGTGAGAACTTCACATGAATCACTAACTGGTAGAGATGGATACGCAGATTTCTATAAGAAAGATGTAAACTTCTTTATGTTAGGGCCTGTAGGTGATAAAATAGAACAATGGACTCTTAAAGGTGCATTTATAACATCAGCTGCATTTAATGATTTAGATTGGGCTTCAAATGACCCAGCTGAAATTACTTTGACGTTATCTTACGATTACGCAATACTTGAATTCTAAAAAATAAATACTGAAGAAAGAAAGTTCTCTATGTGAGAACTTTTTTTTTGCTCTAATTTCTAATTTTTTCATTCTTATATATTTATATACAAACAAATAAAGGTTAATTATGGCAGAAAATAAAAAATATGACTTTCCAACGGAAGTAATCACACTTCCATCACAAGGTAAATGTTATCCAGAAGGACACCCATTAGCAAGTGGTGAAGTAGAAATTAAGTATATGACAGCTAAAGAAGAAGAAATTTTATCTTCTCAAAACTTAATAAAAAAAGGTGTAGTTTTAGATATGTTATTTGAATCTATTATAGCTGATAAAACACTTAAAATAGATGATATCGTTATTGGTGATAAAAATGCTATTGTATTAGCAACTCGTATTTTAGGTTATGGGCCTGAATACAAAATTCAAATGCCAAACGAATTTGGTGAAAATGAAGATATTATTATTGATTTATCTAAAGTACAAACAAAAGATATTGATTATAAGCAATTAAAAAGAGATAATTTATATGAGTTTGTAACTCCTACAGGTAAAAATGTTTTAAAATTTAAATTACTTACGCATGGTGATGAGAAAAAAGTTGATACAGATGTAAGAGCTTTAGATAGATTAAACAAAGGTGGTGTATCTCAAGAACTAACCACAAGATACAGATATATGATTAAATCTGTAGATGGTAAAGAAGATACCAAATCAATTGTAAATTTTATCAATAACAAATTTTTATCTAGGGATACTAGAGCGTTTAGAAATCATTTATCAGACCTCCAACCTGATATGGATATGAGTTTCGAATACGATAACCCTGAAAGTGGAGAGAAGGAGAGAATGACAATCCCGATGGGGGTTGGGTTTTTTTACCCTTCCGAATAACTATTCAGCTGAAATACATAATCAGATATTTGAAATGTGTTACTATGGAAATGGGTTCACATTTAAAGATGTATATCAGATGCCTGTTCACATTAGGTTATTCCACTTCAAAAAATTAATGGAAGCTAAGAAAAAAGAACAGGAAGCACACGATAAGGCGATGAAGAAATCATCACCATCAGTTGGTAAACCAAACGTGAGAGTGAGGAAATAATTCCTCACTTTTTTTTTACCTTATATTTATAGTTGTACAATAATATCCATAAAGGAGAAAAAATTATGAAACTAAGTAAAGAGACTCAAAATATAGTAAAGGAAATTGCTAGAAAGCATAACCTAAACGAATTTGGTTTTTTCAAATCTTTAGTAAAACAAGCCATGTTTAGAAAAGCACTAAAAGATAAAGAATTTGTAAAATTAGCTAAACAAGTTGATTCATCAATGGAAAGAATAGCTAAAAAGGTGAAAGATATGGAAGCTAGGGGTGAAGAAGTACCTGATTTATATAAAAATTATCTAAAAGGAAAAAGATAAAAAATTAACCAATGGCTAGTAAAGACCAATTAAATAGACAAAAAGAATCTATTCGTTTGGAGAAGGAATATCAACAAGCGACAAGTTTTTCTGCCCAAATTCAAAGGGATATAAATAAAGAAATAAATAAAGGTGTAGATGCTAGAACAAAGATTGGTAAATCAATTAGAGAATACAATAAAGAATTAACATCATCATTATCTAATATCCAATCATCAGAAGATGCAGCAAAAGAAATAGTTAAAATTGAAAAACAAAATGTAATTCTTTCAAAATCTAAAAATGGATTTAATAAAAAGGAAGTTGATGCAAAAATTAAAAATAACAATTTTGCAATAGAAGGATTAAAGTTAGAGTATGAAAGAATAGCGGCTGCTGAAGAGCTTGATAAAGTTCAAAAAGGTGTTGCTGGTGGTATATTAAATCAAATTGATGCAATAGAGGAGTTTGGAAGTAATATACCGATTGTTGGAGGATTATTTTCACAAGTATTTGGTGGGGCATTTGATGGTTTAAGAAGTAAAGTAACAGATGCTGGAAAAGAAATGGTGACTCAATTTGCTGGAGGTAATATGAGTCTTAAAAATATGACCGCCTCTATGAAAACATTTGGAGGTAGTGTAATGGCAGCTCTTGCCAATCCAATGGTGTTAGCAGGAATTGCAGTAGCTGCGGTTGCGGCGGGTATTATAGCACTTGTAGGTTCATTTATTAAATTAGATGAAGCTGGTAAATCTTTCAGAAATGAAACAGGTCTCTTAAATTCACAAACACAAGAATTACAAAGTAACATTAGAAAAGTTACTATGGAAACGGCTGCATTAGGAGCATCGGCTGAAGATGTAGCACAAGCAGCAGCATCGTTTACCAATGTGTTTGAGGGGGTTGTACAGCCATCAAAAGAAACATTAGCTAATGTAGTAGCTTTAGAAAAAAACTTTGGTGTAGCAGCTGATGGAGCAGCTAAGGTAAACTTAATGTTCCAAAGTATTGGTGGATTATCAGAAGAAGCTGCACAATCACTTATAACATCAACTGCTGAAGCAGCAAAATTAGTAGGAGTATCACCTGATAAAGTAATAAAAGATTTAGCTGAAAACGCTGAAACAGCTGCTATGTTCTTTCAAGGTTCGGTTGGTGATTTGGCAAAAGCAGCGGTAGAAGCAGCTAGATTAGGTACATCACTTACACAAGCAGCTGCAGTAGCAAATAACTTATTAGATTTTGAAAGTAGTATCAATGCTGAATTGGAAGCTTCTTCGATGTTGGGTCAATCTATTAACTTTAACAAAGCAAGAGAATTAGCCGCTAATGGTGATATATTAGGAGCTCAGCAATCGGTATTAGATAACTTAGAAAAAAATGTAGATTTAAATAGATTAAATACATTCCAATTACAAAGTATAGCTAAAGCTAGTGGAATGGAAGTAGGAGAACTTCAGAAACAATTAGAAATTAGAAAAAAGTTTGGTGGTCTTAATGCAACTCAACAAAAAGCTTTAGAATCATTAGCAGCCAAAGGTAATGAAATAAAAAATATTAGTAAAGACCAATTAGCATCAGAAACGGCTAGAGTAGCTAAACAACAGGAATTCCAATCTCAAGTTGACCAAATAAAAAATCAATTTGGTGCATTAGGTACTGAGATAGGTATGGCTTTAGCACCATTAATTAAATTAACAATACCTGTTCTAAAAGGTATAGTTGGTTTATTTAAATTAATCCTATCACCAGTAACATTCTTAGCAACCCAATTAGGAAGATTAGTTGAGTTTATGACAGAGTTTAAAGATGTGGCTGCAGCCGCTGCAGTTGGATTCACAACAATTCTTGGGATACAAAAAGCTAGTGTGATACAATCCAAACTACAATTAGGATATGAAACGGCAAAAAACGCTGTAACTGCTGTTTATAATGGTTTAATATCACTTGGTAATGCAAAGAAAAGACAGGGATTACTTGCATCGGTTTATGAAATGGCATCAAGTGCATTCGCATCCGCAGCAAAAATTCCATTCATAGGACCTATATTAGGTGCTGCAGCCGCTGCTGCTGCACTCGCTTTAGGTATGGGATATGTTGGAAAAGCAGATGATATGTTTTCACCGGGTGGAGGAGCTAGTGGATATGGAAGTAGAACGATTACAAGTGCAGCTGGTACATTAGCATTAAATAATCAAGATGATGTTGTAGCTGGAACTAACCTTATGGGTGGTGGTGGAAGTGGAGCAGTAGTATCCGCTATAGAAAAATTAAGTGCTGATATTCAAGCATTACAAATTGTTGTTAATTTAGATGGAAGAAAACTAGCAGAAGGGGTTACAAAAGTTAATCAAAGAAGTAATACAAACGATTTCGGAGTAGCAGTATAAGATATGCCAACAATATTAGAATTATTTCAGAATAGTACTTTAAGTGGACAAGTTAAACCAGATAGGTTAACTGGCGTTGAACAAGAAGTTACTGGTATTAGAATTAAATCTGCGGTAGAAATAAACAATCCACTTATTTATGGGACGGATACTTTCAGAATAGCTAATCGTAGTACGAAGATGAAAGATAAGATGATTGAACTTCGTAATGTGGGAGCTGATGGTGGTACTGATGCAACAGATGGTGCAATTCAAAAAGGAATAAAAAGTTTAGGGAAATCTAAGTTTGCTGGAAAAGTAAAAGATAAGTTTAATAAATTTAAAGAATCTAAAGTAGGACAAAATTTATCGAAGATTGTTGGTAAACCACCAGGTGATACCAACCCATCATCTATTTTAGAAGAACTTAAATCAATTGATAATATACAATTAGGATATCCTAAAGCACTTTCTGATTTAAAAGGTGATTTAGGTGGTAGTGGATTATTACAATCAGGTTTACCTACAGGAAATCCAAGAACAGCAGCTCAACAAGCAGCTGGTAAAGTATTAGATAAAGTAAAAAGTGAAATAAGAGGAGCTTTATTTGGTTCGCCTGCTGGGATGGGAACAAATAATCCTGATTCAGAATTTACAAAGACTTATAATCCTGGTATTGGAAGTTATACACAAGTAAATGATGAAAACTCAGATGGCTTAACAGGTGATGGTTCAGAAGAAACTAATTTATCAAAATATGCAAGTTTAGGTGATAGAGTAGCAGCTTTAAAAGTTGGATTTAACAATAAACTAAAAATAACAAATAAAGTTGAGAGAAATGTCACTAGTAAAGAAGATTTAACAGTAGATATAGTAAAAGATAGAGATGAAAGAATAAGAGATGCTAAGGATGAATTATCAGTAGCTAAAGGATTCTCAAATACAGATGATGTAATAAATCAAAGTGGTATTTACAAAGGTGGTACTGATAAAGAAACAGCTATAAAGCATGAATTAGATACTAAAGATTTTATACCACTTTATTTTAGAAACATAGTAACGGGTGAAACTGTACACTTTAGAGGAACAATAACTGGACTTTCTGAAACTGTATCACCAACTTGGGATTCAGCTAAGTTTGCTGGTAATCCATTTAATTTTTACACTTATACGGGTATTGAACGAAGTGTAACTTTTAACTTTACAATTTATCCAATGAACTCAGCTGAGTTAGCAAACAATTGGACTAAAATAGAATTTTTAACATCGTTAGCATATCCATTGGGATATCAGAGTGGAGATATTGGTTCAGTAAGAGCACCAATCGTATATTTTACTATGGGTGATTTATATAAAGATAGGGTTTCTTTTATAGATTCACTACAATATACAATACCTGATAATTCAAATTGGCAGTTAGATGGAAAACAAAAAGATTATGAAAGTTCAGAAGCATTTTTTAGTGAAAATGGTGGTACAAAAGTAGATGTAGATAAAGGATATAAATTACCTCATTTAGTAGAAGTTGCGATATCATTGAAGTTCTTAGAACAAAGAAATAATACAGAAGATAGAACAAAGTTATATAGTTTTAAATCAATAACATATTAAGATGGCTGTAAGTAGATATTTAAATAACGAAAAGAAAAAAACAGGAGAGGGTACAACTGTATATAAAACTAAAAGGTTAAAAAAAATACCTTTAAAAAATGATGATATATATGTTGCAACTCAAACTGGTGATAGATTAGATTTACTTGCCAACCAATACTATGGTTCGCCAGCTTATTGGTGGATTATTGCTAATGCTAATAACATACATGATGGTAAGTTGGGATTAGAAGATGGTACAATTCTTAGAATCCCCAAAGACCATACGGAGATAATAAGAATAGAGACCAATGAGTGAGTTTCCAAGATATAGACCCATACAACAATATGTAATAGATAATCTGAATCTTAAAAAAAATCAGATTTATACTTCACGATTAAATTCATGGATTAGAGTAACAGGTAATGCTGGTGCTGGATTAGTACTTCAAAGTAATCCAGATGTTCCAATTGTGGGAGAAAGTAGTGTTTATGGTAATGCATCATTACCTGGTATTGTTGGAAAGAATTGGGATGGTGAATTTGTAAAAGTTACTGGTGATGATAGAGGATTAAGACCTTCACCTATCATTGAAGGGTTAAGTGTAAAAAATGGTACAATGGGAATTACAAGAGAATGTAATTTTTCAATAACCGCTTTTACACCTGGTCAAGTAGATGTTTTACAACTGTATTTTGGTCAACCTGGTTTTACTGCTTTAGTAGAATTTGGTTGGGATTTAGAACGAGCTCACAATGAAAAAGTTCCTTTAAATGCACCATCAATTGCCGGATTAAATAATTTTTCTAATGTTTTAAAGAAACGAAAAAACTCAAAAGGTGATTATGCTAATTTCTTTGGATTTATAACTGGTTTTAAAGTTGGTAGTGATGGTGATAAGTATAAATTAGATATAACCCTTAAAGGTTTAGGTGAAATACCATCAACACTAAAAATACATAAGCATGTGGAAGATGATAATGATGGAAATAATAAAACAGAATCACAAACAAGTTTAACATATAGTCCTACAGATATTTTAAAGGAAGAAGATATTGGTAAGAAAAACTTTAAGTATATGTTTAATGAATTGCCGAGCCATAAACAAATAGCATCTGTAAAAAAATTAATTGATGAATTGGGTAAAGAAGAAAACTTTATCAATTTTAATGAAAAAACAAAACAATCTATAGCTGATGAAACTGAAGGACAGGATAGTGGTCAGAATAAAATAGATATTGAGAGTGAAAGGATAGCTATACCAAAGGGAACTAAATTAATAGGTGATGAACGATTTATTAGATTTGGTACATTTAAAAAAATAATTGATACAAATGATATTATTGAAACGGATAACGCAAATTCAGTAGGTGGAAATTCCTTACCAATAAAAATTTATACAGATGAAACTATATGTAATGCATTTAATAGAATTTTTTCAACTGCAAAAGATAGATTAGTTATACCAAACCCAAATACTCCAGATTTTGGATTTTTAAAAGCACTAAAAGGTGAAGCTGCTAGTTTTGAAATTGGTAATAATGATTGTAGTCAATTAACAGCAGGTGGTGAAAAAGTTCAATTTCCAAAACAAGAAGCATTAAATGAACCTAAAAGTAACGGATTTGAAGGATTAAGTCGTTCAGCTGGAAGTTGGGGATTTTTAGATGATTTATATATTAATTTCGATTTTGCAACATCTATAATAGAAGCCGAAAATTTAACCTATGCTGATGCTATCTTAGAATTGTGTAATGGATTATCAACTGCAGTTAATTCAATATGGGAATTTCAAATAGTAGAAAAAGCATGCTCTCAAGCTATGGCAACAAAATATGGTTTAAAAAAAGGTGAGAATATTTCACAAATAGTTGAGATGAATTGTACAACTGAAAAAAAATTATCATCTAAAAAATTAGTACATAATGGTGAAGGTTCATTTTTTTTAAATGGAACATTAGATATTGATTTACCTGGTGAAATGATGAATTCAATTATAGCTGATAGAAAAAAATTAGATGGTGGTGGAAGTGTTGATGTATCACCCGAAGGAGCTGATGCAGGTGGATTCCCAATAAATAAAGAAGAAATAAGAGATAGTGTATTGGATACACTAAATGAAGAAGCTAGAGTCAAAAAGGAAGATAAAGAAAAGAAAACAGGTACTAATAAAATAGCAACACAAAAAGAAGTTGCAGATGAAGAAGATGTAATAGCAGCTATTTATAATTCATTTTTAAATAAAGTCGGATGTTATCCACTTCGTAAAGATGGTGAGTTTAACTTAGATGATAATTTTTGGCAAAGAACCTTTGATTCGGGTGAAACTGTTGGTGCACAAGAAATATTGTTTTATCCAACATATGATGACCAAGGTTTATTTAAAAGGTTAATGTCAGAGGATAATCCAAACTTAAAAGCTGGTGATGATAAAAAACCAAAGGGAGCTGGTGTTTTAATTGGGATGCTAAAATATAACTTTGAAATACATGGTAATAGTGGAATTACGCATGGTGATACTTTTAATATTATTGGAATACCAAGTGTATATTCAAAAACAGGATTTTTCCAAGTTACAAATGTAGAACATTCCGTTAATCAAATGGTTTGGACAACATCTATAGAAGGTCAATATAGGTCAGGTGCTACTACTGAAGCTGGTGCTGATAGTGAAGAATAATTATGGAAGATATAATAAAACAATATAATAAAGCTAAAAAAGGAAAAAGAGACTCAAGAATAATAGGTACTCCTTTACCATATAAACCAAAATTAGATAAAAAAGATTTTAATAGAGGATATATAGTTAGACACTTTGCACAAAAAGTAAATGATGATTTTTCACCTATTATTGAAATATCCCAAAGTGGTTTAAATAGAATTAGAACTAATCCTCTTTATAGAAATATATCACTTAGATGGAGATTAACTGGTACAACTGAAGAAATAAAGAACTCTAATAGGACAAGTATTTCTGAAAAGTTAAAACCAATGCCACAATTAAAAAATAGACTAGTAAATTTAGTAGAATATTCAAAAAAGTAATATATATAAGTAAATAAATAAGTTATAATGAGTTACCTTACCGATTTAGAAAAACAACAATTAATATTTGATTGGAGATACAAAGGAGTATCTATATTAAACCTCCTAACAGATTCAGAAGCTGATTCTATGGGAGATGAATTAGAACGAATCAGAGTTAAAAGACAAGAAAATGATTCAAATGGTGAATGGGGTGAATATGACCCATTTATGTATCCACATAAAGAATCAAAAAAGCTTACTGGTTTAATGAAACATCCAAAAGTTGTAGAAGCTTGTGAACTTCTTATGAGTGGAAAAGTTTTTGGTGTACAAACTTGGGCATATTTTAAACCACCTGGTCAATTAGGTAGGGATATGCATCAAAACATATTTTATACACAATGTAAATCAAATGAAATAATAAATGTTTCAATTGCTTTAGATAATCACGACCCTAATAATGGTTCTGTTTGGTATTTAGAAGGTTCACATAGATTAGGAAAATTACCTATTGAAGTAGATGAAATGAGAGCAGGTTCAAATCCTAAGAATTGGAGAAACGAAAGAGGAAAACCTTGTGTATTACCAGATGACCATAACTTTCCACATATAGATGGGTATTTAAGAAAAGGACAGGTTGCATTACTTCATTCCAATGTAATACATGGTTCTGAAGAAAATAAATCCCAAAGATTCAGAAGAGCATTCCTAACAGGTTATATAAAAGAAGGTGCTAATTTTGCTAAAGGTAATCATATGAAAAGAGAACCAATAGATGTGGGTTCAGCAAAATTATCTCAACTTTCCTTGGATTTGTAAAAGAAATTACTTATATTTAGGGTAGAAAGTTATGAAAAAATACCCTAAACAATTTAAGAAAGTTTCAGATTATCTCAAAGAGAAATTTGAAATAGATGTATTACTTGGACAAATAACTGCTTTTATGGGGCATAAGAATAAAAAGATATTTATTCACCATAATCACAATTTAGAAAAAAACGGATTATATTCTCTTTTACATGAAGTAGGACATGTTCTTCAAACTGATGAAGATAATTACTTTAAAACCATAGATGAGGATAAAGAACCTAAAAAGTTTAAGTTTCACCAATATATTAACGAAATCAATGCTTGGGAAAAGGGATTACTATTCGCTAATGAATTGGGTATTAAGGTAAAGATTGAAGATTGGGTTAAAGTTCAAAATGAATCACTCCACACATATTCAAAAAAACTTTAAAAATAATTCACTTTTTCCTTGGATAATTCAATTTTTTTTCGTATATTTACTATGTAAATAATTGATATATGAAAGTTCTAATAAAACCTAAAGTAACAAAACCTTGGTCAAAAGATATGTACGATTACAATGATAAGGTAGCAGATATGATGAAAAACAATATCATCAAATCTATTAATAAAAATAAAAATAATTGGGATAACCTTAATGAACTAATGGATTTATGTGGAGGTATCAAATATGGTGATGGATATGATATATCTGAACTATATAAGGATACTTTATCCGAAGTTGATAATGTTCAGAACTATTGGTTAAATGATAATTATCCATTCGCAGTAAAAGATGGCTTGGTAGATGATGTTCCCTATAAATTTGTAGGATACAAAGATTTGAGTTCATATGTGTAAAAAAATTACGAAAAACCTTGGATTTCTCAGGAATTTTTCGTATATTTACTATGTAAATAAGTTAAAACAATAAACCTTAAAACTATGAGTAAAAAATTTAAATTTTCAATTAAAGGAACTGAGTTCCAACTTCCTATCGCTCAAATAAGAGATGACTCTTATGATGGTGGGAAATATATCTATATGAACGCTAAATCAGCGGCTTCAGTAATCAAACAATATGTAAAACAATATTATCCTGATATTAAAGTATGGGCTGGTTCTGATGTTTATAGTGGTGGTTCTTCTGTAAGAGTTAATGTTTCTAACAAAGATGGTTCATCTGTTGATTCTATTATCTATGATAATATCAAAGAGTGGGAGTATGTATTGAAAGGTGGTTCTTTCAATGGTATGATTGATATGTACGAAAGTAGAGAAGATAAACCTACTACTGATAATGGAACTCCATTAAAGTATTTCCCTTCTTATATATTTATTGAGAATAAACCTAAGTGGGATTCAGTTGAGTATTGGTATGATAAGATTGTAACGCTTGGTGAAAAATTAGAAGATAATATTACCTATATGGGTAAAGGAATTGAAGATAAAGTTAAATTAGCAATATCAAACGGAATATGAGATTAGGATATAAAAAATTTAAAGAAATTAAAAAATGGTATGGTTCATCTGATTTCGAAATCGGATATGATACAAATGCACTAACAATAAGATTTGGATATTGGAATTCTGTTAATTTAGATGGATTGAAAAAACTATTGCCAGATTATTTAACAGTTACAGAAAATCTTGTAGATGATGATGATGATTGTGGAGCACTTTACAATTATGAAATTTCTGATAAAAGATTTGGATAATTAAAATAATTTTCGTATATTAGTAATATGATTGTTGAATCACATAGTGAGAAAGAACAATTTCTTGACTATTGGGGTAATGAATCCTCAATAGTTATACCTATTTGGGAAGATTTGGAAAGGCACCCGATGACTTGTGATTTGTCTTTTTTGTATGTAGCATTTAAAAATATACATTTTGTTATTCCATATAAGCATAATGATTGTGAATCAATTGATATAGACTTATCTAAATCAAAGCAAGAAAAATGGGTATGGAATAAAAAAGCATTACTTCAAACTGATTTAGGAATACAAAATCAAAAGGATATACAAACATCTCTTTTCTTTAATCATAATAAATCATATCCAATGCGTGATAAAATAGAGGTTTTAACGAACTTTTACAAACGATTGGGTAGAAAGGATGATTTAGGAAAATCTATTCCTATAATGAAGTTTATGGAAGTATTAGAGGGTATTGTAGATGAATTTGGAGAACTTACTCCTACTTTCGGTTGGATAGATGATACTATGATTCCTATCCTTTCAGATGTAGAACGAAAGGGGATTCAAGTCGATAGGGAAAAATTTCTTGATAGATGGAAAGATAATAAGAAATCACTTTGGTTCTCTCGAACATTTACAGAATACCATCCATATACTATAACAAGCAGACCTTCCAATAGGCACTTAGGGATTAATTATAGTGCTCTTAATAAGAAAGATGGTAGTAGGGAGGTATTCGTTCCACAAAAGGGTAAATCATTCGTACAATTCGATTACGATGCATATCATGTTAGATTAATTGGTAAGATGATTAAATATGATTTGCCGGAAACATCGGTACATCAATGGCTTGCTAATCAATATAATTGTGAATACGACGAATCAAAAGGAAGAACATTTAGAATTCTTTATGGTGGGGTAAGTGAGGAAGATAGAAAGATTCCATTCTTTGATAAGGTTGATAGGTTTATTGTAAAGATGCAAGAAGAAGCAGTAAAGAATGGTTATATCAAAACACCAAAAGGTAGAAAGATACCCATAGGTTGGATTGAACAACCGACAGGACAGAAGTACTTCAATTATCTTTTACAAGCAACTGAAACTGAACTTAACATTGAAGCTATGAAAAGATTAAAAGAAAACGACTTACCTCTTCCGATTCTATATACATACGATTCGTTTCTCTTTGAGTTTTCACCTGAGGAAAAGAATATAGTTAAGGAAGTGAAATCCGTTCTCGAAAGTTTTGGATATCCGACTAAAGTTGAATTTGGTAACGATTACTCAAAACTATAATATTTATATATATGAATAAATTTATTGTAAGCTTATCCCTACTATTATGCGTAGGAGTGTTTCAAAGTAGCTTTGGACAAGATAGAACAGATGTAAGAGTTGAAAATGATGTATTTAGTGTTTCGTATAACGAAACATTGGAACAACCAAATTGGTTAGAGTATGAAGTTAGAAATATCATTAAAAAGTTTGATAGAGGTAGTATGGATTTCTATACACCAAAAGGAGTTTATACATCAGATAACAATGATTATAAAAATAATGTTTGGGATAAAGGGCATATGGCACCAGCCGCTGCTTTTACAGATACCAAAGAAAAGTTAAAAACAACATTCTCTTATTTAAATTGCTCTTTACAATTTGATAAACTAAATAGAGGAGCATGGAGAGAGTTAGAAGCTCAAGAAAGAGCATGGGCTAAAAAATATGGTACTTTAAAAGTAAGAGTGGTTTTACATTTTGAACAGAATCATTTAGTTTTAGAAACTGGTGGGCATGTACCAAATGGATATTGGAAGTATATAACATTTCCTAATGGAAGAAAAGAATGTTTTTATTTTCCTAATTCAGTTCCGACAAAACATTGGAGTGAATATGAAATCCAATGTCAAATAAAGAGAGAGAAAACTCTTTTTTAAAGATACTTATAAGTATGGCAGATAGTAATCAATTTTTCGAAGATATACTTAACGAATTATCATATCGTTCAAAAGAAGGATATCCTAATCTCAGTAAACCCGAACATATCACATTATTAAGTGAGATACTTACTGATTGGGGACTGACTGATGTTAAATTTGAACTAATCAAAAATCTATTAAAAGAAGAAGATGAAAAACCATTAGATGCTAGAGAAAAAGAAAAAGCAGAAAAAATGGGTCTCAAATGGTTGGGTAAGGGATATGGAAAAGATGATGGTAAAGGTATAACTCACAAAAATGTTGATGGTAAGTTAGTAAAAGTTGATAAGGATAGTAAAGAAGAACCTGAAAAAGATACAACAAAATTAACATCTAAAGATTTTGATTATACTAAGGATAAGAAAAAGGAAAAAGAAGTAGATAAAACAAAAGAAACTAGAGATGAAAAGTTAAAAAGGTTTGAAGGATTACCTAAAGAAGAAAAAACCAAAATAGACCACAATTCAGCTGATAAGTCTCTTATGATAACTAAAACAGAAGCTAAAGCTCAAGCTAAAAGAACAAAAGCTGGTGAAATACAAAATGTAGGGGCTGGTACTGCAGAATCAAGAGCTGGTGAAGCTATGGTTCATAAAGGTTTAAGGTTAATACAAGAAGGTAAATCGTTAGATGAAATTGAAGCTGAGTTTAATAAATTAGTAAATTCAGATGACCATATATTAAATTCTAAAACAGGTAAAAAGTGGGTAGGAGCAACAATGTCATCAATTAAAAAGATTGAAGAAACAATTGGTACAGAAAATATCGAAACTGTTGCATGGGATACTGATGCTGGTAGAATGGCGATAGGAGTAGACCCTAACTTAGAAACTTCATCTGATATGTTTGTAAGAACAAAAGATGGTAAAAACTTAGGATTATCTTTGAAAAAAGATGGAAATGTATTCTTAAATAATGGTGGTTGGGCTAAACAATCAAAAATACTATTAGGTGATTTGAAGGAACAAATGGGTGAAGAATCACATACAAGATTATCTGAAGCAATGTCAATTAAAGCATATGATGATGATTTAACTGAAAGATTTAAATTTGTTGGAGGTACTATTACTGAAGATGTTATTAGAGAGGATTTTGAAAAACTTAAAAATGATGAGGTAATGATAAAGAAATATTTCGGAGGTTCTAATCAACCAACTTATTTCAGAATTTTAGAAAATCCAAAAGCATTATATGAAAGAATGATTAATGGTACTATGAGTAAGTATGACCAAAAGGTAGTAGCTAAACTAACACAATCTTATCATAAAGAAGAATATGACCATCTGAGAAAATCTGAAGGGGCACTAACACAAAGAACATTTGATGTATTGAATAGTGATACAGAAGCAAAAAATGGTATGAATAAACATATTATTAAATCAATGCACATATCCGAAACATTAGGATTAAATCAAAGAGTAAAAGAGGGTGGTGTAGATGGATTCCAAACAATGTATGGTATAGAGCCAGATGGAGCTGTATTGAATGAACAAACATTAGTAAGTTTGTTTGGTTCTAATTTCCAATCTATGTTACAAGAACAGATACAAGAAGTAAGAGATGGTAACAAAGAATATTCTGAGTTAGAACAATTTATTTCAGATTCAATTGAAATCGATTACGAATCAGGTGAAATTTTATTCAGACATGAATCAAATAAAAAGTTTCCTTTATTTAAATTACAAGGTAGAGCTAGAGGTATAGGTGCTTCACCTACTATGGAAATGTTGCAGACACCATTTATGGCACACGCTTTGAAGATGGGAACATTTAATACTGATGAGTGGGATGAAAAATCTTTAGAAAGGTTCAAAAAGGATATCGAAGAGATAGAATCTGATTAATCTTTTCAAATTCTATATTTATAGATGAATAAATATAAGTTAGAGAGATTAGATGAAAACACAATTATTGTGCACATTCACAACAAAAGAAAAATTACAAACAACTCTACAACAGATAAGAGAAACATATCATATAGTTTATAACTATATTTATGTTCTTCAGAATAAGTCTGATTTAGATGAATTGTTTGTAACTTATAATATAGATACGGCATTTAAGCCAGAAAAACCATTAAGCGATACAATATTGGTACATAGAAAAAAACAATCTAATACTCTATACACTATAAACGCTCTTAATGAATTAGTAAAAGAAGAAAACAATGGTGTATTGGATAAATCATTTTCCATAGATTGGGATAAATTTAAAAACTCAATTATAGTAACCAATGTTGAAGGAACAAAAAAAATAAATACGAGAGTATTTGATGTAATTAAATTTTCTTAAAAATAATTTAATTTTTCCTTGGATATATGAAATCTTTTTCGTATATTAGTACAAATATTTTAAAAAGTTATGGCAAAAGAACAAACTGCAATCCAGTATTGTGAGGAAAAGTTCCCACAAACTACAACCGAATTTAAAGAAATCCTTGATGAAATGTATGAAACTTTCTGTAAGAAACAGAGAAACTATGGACCTGGTAATATATCAGTAGGTTCAAGTTTGGAAACTGATGAAGATAGAAATATAGCACTTACTGGACTTTGGTTCAGAAAGAATGACAAGATTCAAAGATTATTACAATTAGTGGTAAAAGGACAGCCAGATGAGGTAGGTGAAGCAATAGAAGATACCTATCAAGACCTGTCTGTTTATGGTGTGATATCACAAATTGTGTCCAGAAATAAATGGGCAAAATAAATGTTATGTTTTTGTAAAAACACTATATTTATATATAACACCGCATGTAAGAAACGCATGTTAAACTAAACTATAAAACTTAAATTTTAATAACTTAAAGGAGTAAATTATGGCAATTAATATTGACGCAATCAGAGGTAGACTGAACAAACTACAAAACACACAAAAGAAGTCTGACAATTTATGGAAACCAACACCTGGTAAACATCAAGTCAGAATCGTTCCTTACAAATTCGACAAAGATAATCCTTTCATCGAATTGTATTTTCACTACAACATTAACAATAAAACTTATCTCTCACCACAATCATTTGGTAGACCTGACCCTATAGTTGAGTTCGCTGATAGATTAAAAAGAATGGGTGATAAGGAAGATTGGAAAGCTGCAAAGCAGATGGAGCCGAAACTTAGAACTTTCGTTCCTATCTTAGTGAGAGGACAAGAAGGTGAAGGAGTTAAATTTTGGGGATTTGGTAAGACTGTATATCAAGAAATCTTAGGTTACATAGCTGACCCAGATTATGGTGATATTACAGACCCGAAGAGTGGTAGAGATATTACAATAGAGTATCAATCCGCTGAAGAAGCAGGAACTTCATATCCTGTTACAACTATTAGAGTTAAACCAAATCAGACACCATTATCTGAAACTGCAGATGATGTTACTAAGTTCTTAGAAGGCCAAACTGAAATCACAGACCTTTATTCTGAATTATCTTATGATGAATTAAAAGGAGTGTTAGAAGGATGGTTAAATCCTACTTCAGAAAAAAATGAAGATGGTGAACCTTCTGTAGCAGAAGAAACATTATCTAAGAAAGAAGTTAAATCAGAAGAAAAACCTAATGATTTACCTTTTGATGTAGATGAAGATAAGCCAAAAGCAACTAAGAAAACAGATGATGTTGCAGCGGCATTTGATGATTTGTTTAACAACTAATAAAACCCCTATATGGCAAAGAAAGATTTAGATTTAGCAGATATCCTAGCTGGCGAGCTGAATAAAACAGCAAAAGACCAGAAAGTAGCATTCTTCTTAGATTCGGATGAAGCCCCAACAAATGTTGAAGGTTGGATTTCGACTGGATGTGCTATGTTGGATGTAGCAATTTCTAATCGCCCGTATGGTGGATTACCTGTTGGTAGAATCACAGAAATTACTGGTTTGGAACAGAGTGGTAAATCATTAGTATCTGCTCACTTACTTGCTGAAACACAAAAGCAAGGTGGTGTGGCTGTATTAATAGATACTGAAACTGCAGTAAGTAGAGAATTTTTAGAAGCTATCGGTGTTGATGTTTCTAAACTTCTTTATGTATCGGCAGACTCTGTAGAACAAATCTTTGATTTTACAGAAACTATCATTGAAAAGGTTAGACAAACCTCAAGAGATAAATTAGTTACAATCGTAGTAGATTCAGTAGCAGCAGCTTCAACTAAGAATGAGTTAGCAGCTGATTACAATAAAGATGGATATGCTACCGATAAAGCTATTATTATTTCTAAGGCGATGAGAAAGATTACCAATATGATTGGTAGACAGAAAATCTCATTAGTATTTACAAATCAACTTAGACAAAAAATGAACGCTATGTTTGGTGACCCTTGGACTACTTCAGGTGGTAAAGCACTTGCTTTCCACTCTTCAGTTAGACTGAGATTGAAAGGTATGGGGCAAATCAAAATGAAAGTGAATGGATTGGATAAGGTTGTGGGTATGAAAGTGAGATGCCAAGTAATTAAGAATAGAATGGGACCACCACTAAGAGCAGCAGATTTTGAAATCTACTTCGATAGGGGTATAGATAACTATGGTTCTTGGTTACGAGTTATGAAAGATAACAAATTGGTAAAACAAGCTGGCGCTTGGTACACATATGTTGATACTGAAACTGGTGAAGAACTCAAATTCCAATCAAAAGATTTTATCTTATTAATGGATGATAGAGTTGATGTAAGAGAACAGATTTACAAAAAGATTTGTGAATCAACTATCTTACAATACAAATCAGATACTTTAGATATCGAAGCTATGGAAATTGATACTGAGTTGGCTGGAGAAAATGATTAAATTTTAAAAATAATTATGAAAATAGATAAGAAAATTTATGAAATGTTAAAATCAGAAGCAATAGCTGATAAGAATAAAGCTCTATTATCGTTAGAACTACTTGGTAGTTTCCCTGCTGGAATTGGAGACCACTCCACAAAGGATTTTTGGGATAACGCAACGGAATCTTTAAAATTATTAGCATCTGCTGATGAGAGGTTAGAAACTTTAGAAAAGTACTTTAGTGGTAAAGATACTTTAAATGAAGGTCCAACCTATACAACTACAACTACTTAGTATGAAGAAACTCTACAAAGATATTCTCAATTCGGTTGAGAGAGCACACGACCAAAATATCGATAGGAAACGAAATGACCGAGTTCTAATTATCGATGGTTTAAATACATTTATCAGATGTTGGTCATCCATTCCTACAATGAATGATGATGGTGACCATGTCGGTGGTGTAACTGGTGTTCTGAAATCAATAGGTTACGCAATTAGAAATACTCAACCGACGAGAGTCATTGTAGTTTTTGATGGTAAGGGAGGTTCTCAAAAAAGAAAGAAGCGTTTTAGTGGGTATAAATCTGAGCGTTCAAAGAATAAGTTAAGAGTCAATAGACAATACGCTGATTTAATGAACGAAGAGGATGAAAGAGAAAGCATGAAAAGACAATTTGTTTGGTTGGCTGACATTATGAATTACCTACCTATGACAACGATGATTTATGATGGTTGTGAAGCTGATGATGTCATGGCATACATCAGTACACAATTATTAAAAGAGAACGAACAAGCGGTGGTCATGTCTACTGATAAGGATTTCCTACAATTAGTAGATGATACGACCATCGTTTGGTCTCCTACCAAAAAGAAACTTTATAATAAAGAGTTAGTAAAAGAAGAGTATGGTATTGAATCTAAGAATCTACTTCTATACAGAGTTTTAGATGGAGATAAATCAGATAATATACCAGGAGTTCATGGATGTGGTATAAAAACATTAGTTAAAAGATTTCCTGAAATCACCGAAAATAAAAAACTTTCGGTAGATGATTTACTCAGCTTAGCTGAAGAAAAGAAAGGAAAGATTAAAATTTATGATGATATACTAAAATCTAAAGAACAAATCTTAATGAATAGAGAACTAATGCAATTAGATGACCCAGACATTAGTGGTAACATTAAGATGAGTATTTTGGGTAGATACGATGAAGAAATAAATCCAGTCAATAAGTTAAATATTATGAAAGTATTAGTGAAATATAAAGTTACTGATGCATTCGGAAAAAACTTTAATGATTGGTTACGAGATACATTTGGAAATATTATTACAAAATAATTTGGTAGTTTCAAATATTTTTCGTATATTAGTAGTAGATTTAAAAAAGGTTGAAGAACTAGCCCAAGTTCTGATACTATAAAATAATTAACGGGCATAAATAAATTTATATGAACACAATTGAGATTTCGGCAAATCGTAAAACTCGCCGAACAATTAAAAATCCCACTATAGTAGTGGATGAAAGTACAAATACTGAAGTAAAGTATGTGTTTGTACCAATGAAAAGTAAAGTTACTCCAAATCATAATGATTGGACTTTTACTAAAATGTACCAATCATTTGGTAACAAAACTGTAAATGATAAACCTAAGTATCAAAGACCAGATGTTGATGGTACTATGTTACTCTTTGGAGAGGGTAACCAATGGCAAAAGAATTTGATGAGGGATATCCTTATGGATAATCCATTCCAACCAGTCCATTTAAGATTAAAAGATGGAATTTGGGAAATTGTTGATGGAGGACACAGAACTCGTACAGTATATAAATTCTTAAATGGATATGTTAGATTACCAGAGGGTACTATTTTAACCGATGTAAATGGTAAACATTTTGATTTATCTAATATGACATTTAAGGATATTATTGTAAACTATCCATTTTTAGAAACATATATTTGGAATCTAAAATTTGAAATATATGAATACAGAGGTATTACTGATAAAGAAGCTGAGGATTTATTTCTGAAGTTGAATGATTTGCATGATATGTCTCATGCTGATAAAAGAAACGCTATTGATAATATAGTAGCTGATATTTGTAGAAATAAAGGAGCAGTTGATTCTAAACATGCACTCAGTATATTTAAAGAAATTTTAACAAATTCAAAAGGTAAAACATTAGCTAATGTTTCAGTTCCTATCACTAGAAGAGCAACTGATGAAATGATATCATTCGCTCTTTACTATCTATATAACGGTGGTATTTTCACCGATGGATTTATAGGTTTGGAATCTCAACCTGAATTGAATAAAATGTATCGTGATGAAAATCTTATCAAACGATTAAAGAATGAAGATGATTCTTTATCAAGTGATTTGGATAAACTACTTACTATACTAAATGATGTTATTAAATGTGGTAGATTATCCGAAAAAAGAAACGGAACATGGGGTAAAGGAGCTATCAAAAAGTTGATAATGTTGATAGCAGAATCAGCTAAAAATGCAGGAGGATTTAGTAAATACAATCCAAATGCAAAAAAATTCTATAAAGAATTAAAACAAGCTTATACTGAACTTTTGAAATCAAAGGTAAAGCACAATCCACATCAACTTTATAAATTAGATAATGGTAAGGTTGTCCCTCTTCCAAAATCAGAACAACCAACTAATGTAAAGTATCATGAAACTCATATGTTCCCATCAGTATTTACTGGGGGAGCGAGAGTTGATGACCTTCAATACATCTATTATCATTTTCTTACTAAAGGTTCAAATACTTTTGGTTTGAAAACAAATTCTAAAGATGATGCTAGAACATTCAGTCAAAAGCAATTTGACTATTTATGGGCTGAACAAGATGGTAAATGTAAACAGACAGGAGTTGATTTAAATAAAACCGAATATGCGGTAGACCATATTTTACCATACGCATTTGGTGGACCTACCGATGTTAAAAATGGACAGATTTTATCCAAATCTGCAAATGATATGAAATCAAGTGGAATGGATATTAATGATGTTGAGTACTTATGTGAAAAATATGGCTATGAAGATTTCGATGGATTATCTAAGTACATTTTAAAAGGTTCGATTACTTTAAGTGAATCTCAAATTAAAAATGTTAAAGAAATGGTTATTGGATAATGAGTTTCTGGGAAACTAAAATAGATTACAAAGATGCTAGAAAGGTGTTGGTGATACCAAATATCACCAATGCTGGTAGCATTGAAAAGGATTCTTTCGTAGATGTTCTGTATAATCACATTATCGCACTCGATAGAGAGGGAGAATACTATTGGAATGTAATCTTACCAAAACCCGTTAGGAAACTAAACTTAGAAAATGTAAAACAACACATCCTACCATTCTCAGGTGATATGATGAATCAAAGAGCATTCCCACCTGATTTAATTAAAATAATGAAGGATGTTGATTACGATGTTATCTATTCACACTTACCAGATTGGGTTCAAGTTGGTAGATATAGAAATAAAATTGATACAAAAATAATTGGATACTGTCATTGGTGGGAAATGAAATCTGCTAATGGGGTTGATAGAAGAGCAGGTAAAGCAAAATGGATGTGGTTACCTATAGAATTATTAGGAGTATCACAAATGGATACTTGTTATCTTAATACACAAGACCAAAAGAACAGAGTATTGGAAGAAGCTAGTGAAACCTTTAGTAAAGAGGTTGTTTCTGATTTAGATAATATTCTAAAGGTTTGGAATTTAGGTGTAGATAAATCTAAGATAATTGAGAAACCATCAGATGAAAAAAGAAATATTATTGTATTCAATCATAGAGCAGCTGGTTATAAAGGATATCCAGCTTTTATAAAGTTAATGAGAGAGTACAGAAAACAAAGAGAGGATTTTGTAGTTTGGGTGCCACAATTAGCTGGTAAATCACCTGAAAATTGGATTGATAATACAAAAGTACCAAAGCACGAATATTATGAAAGGTTACAAAATTGTAAAGTTGGTGTTCAGATGAGACAAACAAACTATGGTTGGAGTGTTAGTGGTACTGATTGTATGATGAATGGTACTCCGATGATATTCCAAGACTCATTATGTTATAGAGAGATAGACCCAAATGGTTTATTTTTTACAAAGAAAAAAGAATTTTTCGATTTATTAGATAAAATGTTGGATGATGATATATTTAGATTTACCCACGAACTTCGTTCTTTAGAAAGAGCAAAAGAATTATCTACAAACGAAGGTAAAATGATTAAAGAACTTCATAAACAATTAAATACTTAATGTACCAAAATGTATATTATCAGAGAGAAAAAAATCTCATCCATTTATGGGATGATAAATTAGGATATAGAACTTTTCCTTACACAAGATATGCTTATGAGAAAGCACAGAATGGGGAACATATATCTTTGTATGGAGATAGATTAACTAAAATCTATAAATTCCAAAAAGATAATCATAATTTATTTGAATCCGATGTACCCGAAACCACTAGAGTTTTGGTAGATACTTATACTGAATCAGATGAACCATCAATCGGTCATGTTACCCTTACATATGATATTGAGGTTGAAATGGAAACTGGTTTGCCCGATATGCAAGAAGCTAAGAATGAGATAACCTCTATTGCTTTGCATGATTCGGCAACCAATCAGTATTATGTTTTAGTTTTAGATAAGGAGGGTGGTTTATCAAATAAGAAAACTGATAAAGCAATTGTTTTACCATTTAGAAGTGAAGCTGAACTCTTAGAAAAATATTTAGAACTATATGAATATATCAACCCATCAATTGTTACGGGTTGGAATATTGATTACTTTGATACACCATATCTTTACAATAGAATTAAAAATCTATTAGGTAAGAGACAAGCAAATAGGTTATCACCTATTGGTGAATGTTTCTGGTCACCTTATAGAAAAAGATTCTTTATGGCTGGTGTATCATATTTAGATTATTTAGCACTTTATAAAAACTTTACTTATACAGAGTTGGATAATTACCGATTGGATTCTATTGCAAAAAAAGAAGTTGGTAGAGGTAAAATAGAATATCAAGGTAACTTAGACCAACTATTCAGAGATGATATAGAGAAGTTCATTGAGTACAACTTAGTAGATGTTGAATTAGTTGTAGATATGGATAAGAAGTTGCAATTCATCGACACTGCTAGAGGTATCTGTCATGCAGGCCACGTTCCATATGAGGATTTTGTTTATTCTTCAAAATACTTAGAGGGAGCATTACTATGTTACCTAAAGAGGAAAGGTATCGTAGCACCGAACAAACCTGCTGATAGACAAGAAAGAATGCAAGCTCTTAGGGATAATAATGAAGAAAAATTCATTGGAGCATATGTGAAGGCACCTATTGTTGGTAAGTACGAATGGATTTATGATTTGGATTTAACTTCTCTATATCCCTCTATTATTATGAGTATTAATATTTCACCTGAAACTAAAGTTGGTAAAATCCAAGATTGGAGTGCAGAAGAATTTGTAAAAAATAAAAGAGATAAATGGATTATCAATGGAGATACGATTACTCAAGAGAACCTTAAAAAGTTTTTTGATAAATCAAAGTTTTCAGTAGCATCAAATGGTGTATTATATAGAACAGATACAGTTGGTTGTATACCTGATATCTTAGATATTTGGTTTAATCAGAGGGTAGAGTTCAAAAACGAAATGAAAAAATATGGAAAAGCTGGAAACAAAGCTAAATACGAATGGTATAAAAAACGTCAGTTGGTACAGAAGATTCTACTTAACTCTTTATATGGGGTGCTTGGTCTTCCTGCCTTTCGGTTCTATGATGTTGATAATGCTACCGCTGTTACCACGACAGGACAGACAGTTATTAAATCAACTGCTGATATGGCTAACATCAAGTACAATAAGGAGCTTGGTGATAGTACTTTGGATTCTAACATATACATCGATACTGATTCTGTATTCTTTTCAGCAGTACCTTTATTAGATAAGAGAATACCCGATTGGAAAGATAATGAGCAAGATACAATAGCTGGTTTCGTAAATGAGATAGCTGAAGAAATGCAAGATTATCTAAATGGATTCTATGATATTTTATCCGAAAAGGTTTTTAATGTTGATAAAGATAAACATCGATTTGAAATTAAAAAAGAATATGTTTCAAAGAGTGGAATATGGATAGCAAAGAAACGGTACGCACAGTGGATTATTTCTGATAATGGGGTAGCTGTTGACAAGTTAGATGTAAAGGGATTAGATGTTGTTAGGTCATCTTATCCAGCGGCTTTTAGGAAGTTTATGAGTGAAGTACTTATCGATATTCTAAAAGGTAATACAGAGAATGAGTTAACTGATAAAATTTGGGGATTCAAAAAAGGTTTATCCGAAATGAATGTTGTACAAATAGCAAAAAATACATCAGTTAAAAATCTAACAAAGTATTTACCCAAAGGTAAACAACAAAGAATGTTTCAATTTAAGTTGGGAACACCAGCGCATGTAAAAGCAGCTATTGCTTTCAATCAATTATTATCTCATTTTAAATGTGAGATGAAATATGAACCTATGAAAAATGGTGATAAAGTAAAGTGGGTTTATTTGAAACAAAATCCAATGGGATTAGATGGAGTAGCATTTAAAGGTTACGATGACCCAAAGGAAATAATGGAATTAGTCAATACATACATTGATTATGATAAAATCTTCGAAAGAGAATTATTAAAAAAGTTAGAAGATTTTTATAACGCAATGGATTGGGGTGAAGTTTTATCCTCAACCAAAACAGCAGAAAAGTTTTTTTCATTTTAATTTGGAAATGTGGAAAATTTTTCGTATATTAGTATAAATAAATTAAAATTAGTAAAAGGATAATTATGGAAAAAGCAAAATTAAATGGCTTCATTAATAGATACAATCTCGGTGGTGAGGTTGAATCTGTAATGTTAAACTCAACCGATGATTCAGTATCGGTTAAAATGATTTCAGATGACAAAACTTTATTAGGTGATGTTACTGTATCTGAAAAGGACTTCCCAACAGGTGAGTTTGGTATATATACCACTTCTCAACTAAAAGGATTATTAAGTGTATTAGATTCATCAATAAAAGTAGAAGAAACAACAGGCGCTATAAAATTTAGTGATAATGGAACAAAGGTACAGTATATGTTAGCTGCACCATCTGTTATCCCAGCAGTACCTGATTTAAAAGAACTTCCTCCGTTTGATGCTGATATCACTTTAGATGATGAGTTTATTAATAAATACATCAAATCAAAAGGAGCATTAGCAGATGCAGATACATTTACATTTACTTGTAAAAACAACAAAGGTGAAATCATCTTAGGATATTCATCAATCAATTCAAACAGAATTTCTATTTCTGTAAATTGTAGTTGTGATAATGATATAGACCCTATAGCATTTTCAGCTAAATATTTAAAAGAAATATTAACTGCAAACAAAGGTTCAAATAAATCATCACTTAAAATTTCATCAAAAGGATTAGCGCATGTAGCTTTCGAAGATGGTGATTATACTTCTAACTATTACTTGGTGGAGATTAAGTAATGAGTTTTTGGGATACAGAACCAGCCAAACCTCAATTTGTATTTGAAGATGAGAAACGAAAACTCATTGAAAATATGGATTACCTCATGCAGATGAGTGTAGAGGAACAAACTCTGTACAAAAAGTGGGTAGAGTTGCAAGAAGATTCTATGCTTAGAGATAAATCTACTATAGCATCTTATTATGATTGGCAGTGGAAACCTACAGATATTAATAATAAAGAACTTACAATTAAAGAGATTGAGGAATTAGAACCATATGTTGAAATCGTTGAAGATAAGAATGAATCTACAAAGTGGACTCATCTTAGAAGAATGATTCATACAATGAGCTGGACAGCTAATCCTGGTCGAAATGTTAAGTTATTTATTAAAGATAAAAAGAGTGGTAAACTTTTAGGTATGGTATCACTTGCATCTGATGTTACATCAATGGGTGTGAGGGATAAATATATTGGTTGGACTAAGGAAGATAAATTCAAAAAAGGTAAACTAAACTTTACAACAATCGCATCAACGATTGTTTGTACACAACCTTTGGGATATAATTTCTTAGGAGGTAAACTTACTGCTATGATGACTACTGTACCTGAGGTTAGAGAATATTGGAAAAAGAAATATGGACAAACTCTTATAGCAGTTGGTACAACTTCTTTATATGGTATTCATTCTCAGTATAATGGTATCCCACATTTTAAAACTTTAGGTGAATCAGCTGGAAAGATATCAATCAAACCAGATGATGAGTTTTATGACCCGTGGCACCAATGGTTGAAAGAAAACAGAGAAGATTGGTATAAGAAACATATTACCGAAGAAAGAGAAAGAAATGGTAAGAGTATGGGTTATGAAAGAAACGGACCTGTTAGTGGTATCAAACAAAAGATTTTAGGACAAATCTTTAAAGAGTGTGGTATCAAACAATCTAGTTATCATCATGGATTTAAAAGAGGAGTGTATCTTGCTATGATGTATGAAAACGGACCTGAGTTCCTTCGTTCACAAATCGAAGAAAAAGATTTAAAGATGAAGAAGAAATTTACTGAGGGTATTGATTACATTAATAAGTGGTGGAAAAGACAAGCTATTAAAAGATACACTAAGTTATATGATTCCAATAGATTAAAGCCAGAACATTTATACTATATAGATGCTATTGGTATGGATTGGGATAAAATGAAAAATAATTACTTAAAAGAAGTAGGAAGATAATATGAGTTTTTTTGAACAAAAAGAAGAAATGGTTGACAACTCACTTTGGGTTGAAAAATATAGACCGATAAAATTAGATGATTATGTTGGTAACGAACATCTAAAAGAGAAAGTAAGTGGTTATATCGAATCAAAAGATGTTCCCCATCTTTTACTATTTGGTAGAGCTGGTACTGGTAAAACAACATTAGCTAAACTTATTGTTAAATCAATAGAGTGTGATTATATGATTATAAACGCATCCGATGAAAACAATGTAGATACAGTTAGAAATAAAGTTAAAAACTTTGCATCATCGCAAGGTTTTAAGAAATATAAGATTATCATCTTAGATGAGTTTGATTATATGACACCAAACGCACAAGCGATACTTAGAAACTTAATGGAAACTTTTTCTAAACATTGTAGGTTTATTTTGACCTGTAATTATGTTGAAAAGATTATTGACCCTATTCAAAGTAGATGTCAAACCTTTCAAATTGTACCACCATCCAAAAAAGAGGTAGCAGTACAATTAGATAAGATTCTAAAATCAGAAGATATAAAATATGATGTAAATGATTTAGTTCCAATTATAGATTCATCTTATCCTGATATTAGAAAAGTTATAAATACTTGTCAACTAAATTCAGTTAAGGGAACATTAAAACTTTCAAAGAATGATTTGTTAGATTCTGATTTTAAAACTAAGATATTAGAAATATTAAAATCATCAGATGATAGTAGAAACAAATATGTAAAAGTTAGACAAACTGTAGCTGATTCAAAGGTGCAAGATTTTACTGAAATGTATTCTCTTCTATATGATAAAGTAGATGAATATGCTTCAGGTAAGGTTAGTGGAGTTATTTTAGTATTAGCAGAAGGTCAACATAGAGATGCGTTAGCAGTCGATAAGGAAATACCCTTTATGGCTACAATACTAAACATTTTATCAACAATAAACAAATAATATGGCAAAAATTATAGGAGCTGGAGGTGTGGGAAATCAACCACCTCAGCAACCAAAATTAGATATGAACAACTCAAAACCAATGGTATGTAAACATTGTGGTTATGATGTGTTTATAAGTGGAGCTAAGTTTAGAACAATATCAAGATTAGCAGCGGGTACTCCGCAAGATGTAATGATACCTATAGAAGTTTATCTATGTGGTGAATGTGGAGCAGTTAATGAGGATTTATTACCTCCTGAGGTAAAAAAATTAGATAAGAAAAATGGCTAAATCATTATTCGACCACATAAAGGCAATCACAAATGAACAGAATCCAAAGTACTTTGATACATTGGAAGAAGCGGATATGAAGACTTGGTCTAATTATATGATTCATAGATTCCTTTCGATGAATCCTGATTGGATAGATTTGATAGCAGAGTTACAACCTTACACACAATCACTTCCACCTAAAGCGTTATATTTGGCATATATTGGTATTTTACCAAAAGGTAGACATTATCTCAGATATGTTAAAGGGAAGAAAACAGATAAGTATGAAGATTGGTTAGTAGATTTAATAACTACAGATTACCAATGTTCAAAGAAAGAAGCAAATGAGTATTTAGAAATTCTATACAATAGTAGAGAAGGTAGAGAACACATTAAATATGTTTGTGAAAAATATGGAACAGAGAAAAAACAAATAACCAAATTAAAATTAAAGGTATAAATATTTGGATATATCAAATATTTTTAGTATATTTGTTACAATATAAAAGTTATAAATGCAGGAAATAGATAATTTATCAAAATTTGGTAACTCATTTCAATCAAAAGTAGTATCAGCATTACTCACCGATGGTAAGTTTTTAGAGAAACTTTCCGAAATATTATCCCCAAAGTTTTTTGAATCAGAGGCTAATAAGTGGATTATTGATGAAATCATAGATTATAATGAGGAGTTTAGAAAACCACCAACTATGGATGTTTTCAAACATAAGTTAACAAAACTAGATAATGAGATTCTTAAAACTACAGTTGTTGAACAACTTAGACATGTATATACTCAGATTGGTAATGTAGATTTAGATTATATTAAAAAAGAATTTACTGCATTTTGTAGAAACCAAAATTTAAAAGGAGTAATCCTTCAATCCGTTGATTTATTGAAAGCTGGTAATTTTGATAGAATCAAAGACTTGGTGGATAAAGCTATGAAAGTTGGTACTGAAACTGATTTAGGACATGATTATAAAGATGATTTTTTATCTCGTATAGAGGATGTAAAAAGAGATACAGTACCTTCTGATTGGCAACCTGTAAATGATTTAATGGATGGTGGACTTGGGCCGGGTGAGTTAGGTGTTGTAGTAGCCCCATCAGGTGTTGGTAAAACTTGGATTCTAACGGCTTTAGGAGCATCTGCAGTAAGACAGGGGTTGAGTGTTGTTCACTACTCATTAGAACTCTCTGAGCACTATGTAGGGCAAAGATACGATACAGTATTCTCAAAAATACCATCTGCCAATGTAAAGGAAAGAAAAGATGAAGTAATAGAAAAAATTAAATCATTAAAAGGTAATCTTTTAATTAAGTATTTTCCACCAAAGGGAGTATCTTCAAAAAAGGTTGCACAACATATTGATAAGATGATAGCTAATGATAACAAACCTGATTTAATCTTAATTGATTATGCAGATTTATTACTATCACATTCAAACAAAACTGATTCAACATATGCTGAGCAAGGTGGTGTTTACATCGACTTGAGAGGTTTGAGTGGTGAGTATGGTATTCCCATATGGACTGCATCACAAACCAATCGTTCAGCTATAGATTCAGAGGTTATAGAAGCCGATAAAATTTCAGATTCTTACGCAAAAGTAATGAATGCTGATTTCATTATGAGTTGGAGTAGAAAGAGTAAAGATAAACTCAATAATACTGCAAGATGCCACATTATGAAAAATAGATTTGGACCTGATGGTATTACATTTCCTTGTAAAATGGATACTAATACTGGATTCATTGAAGTTTATGATGGAACATCAACCGAAGGGATACTTTCAACTAAAGAATCCGCTAGTGGCAATATTGAAAGAAAGCAATTATTACATAAAAAATATGTGGAGAGTATGAACTTTTAGAAGAAAGATAAAAATTTAACTTATGTAGGTGTATCTTTTCTAATATATACAATAGTTATATCTACGAACACTTAAAAACAAAAGGAAAAAATTATGGCAAAATCAGATGAACTTTTCGAACAAATCAAAGAATTGTATTTACAATTTGAAACAGAACACAATGGAACTTCTAAAGCATCTAAAAGTAGAGCTAGAAAAGCTATTGGGGAAATTAAAAAATTAGTTACAGATTATAGAAAAGCATCTGTAGAAGAAAACAAATAATAAAGGTTATAAGACATGAGTAAATTATTCAAAGAACGAGTACCGTTCAAACCATTCGAATACCCAATATACTACAATGAGGGTTGGTTAAAGCAAGCACAAGCATTTTGGTTACATACAGAGATTCCAATGCAGATGGATGTTAAAGATTGGAATGAAACTTTAACAGAAGCTGAAAAGAATTTAGTTGGTAATATCCTATTAGGATTTGCACAAACAGAATGCGCAGTTTCTGACTATTGGACTAATATGGTAACTGATTGGTTTCCTAAACATGAGATAAGACAAATGGCAATGATGTTTGGTTCACAAGAAACCATTCATGCTACTGCTTATTCTTATTTAAATGAAACTTTAGGATTGGATGATTTCTCAGCGTTCTTACATGAACCTGCGGTAGCTGAAAAGTTTGAGCTACTAACACAAACTTCTGCAGAGTGGAAACACACAGATTTAGAAACTAATGAGAAAGCAAGACAGGAAGTTGGTAGGAGCTTAGCGATATTTTCGGCATTTGCTGAAGGAGTATCGCTCTACTCTTCCTTTGCTGTTCTTTACTCATTTCAAATGAGAAACAAATTAAAAGGAATTGGACAACAAATGAAGTGGAGTGTAAGAGATGAATCACTTCACAGTAGAATGGGTTGTCAATTGTTCAGACATATGTGTGAGGAATATCCCGAACTAAAGGAACAATGTAAAGATTCCATAGAAGAAGCTGCTAATCTAATCGTTGAACTTGAACTTAAATTTATTGATAAAATGTTTGAGATGGGTGATTTAGAAAATTTAAAAGCAGATGATTTAAAAGAATTTATAAAAGATAGAACAAATCAAAAATTAAAAGAATTAGGATATACTGCTATTTTTGATTTTGATAAAGATAAAGCATCTAATTTAGACTGGTTCTACCATCTTACAGGTGGACACACTCATACTGATTTCTTCGCTATCAGACCTACTGATTATTCAAAAGCAAATGAAGGTGAGGACTGGGATGATTTATTTTAGGTAAATGGAAAAAAATTTTAATCCAATTGTTTTTGATATTATTTCGAAAACGAGGGGAGATGTTTTAGATGTTGGTTATGGATGGGGAATTAGCTCTAAGTACTTTTATAGTAAGGGAGTTAAATCGTTAACCATAATTGAAAAAAGAAAAGATGTTTATCAAAGAGCCAAAGAATGGGCGAAGGATAAACCAAATGTTCATTTACATTTTGGAGATTGGATTGATATCATTCCATCATTAGGTAAAAAATTTGATGGTATCTATATGGATACTTTTTCACCTGAAGATGAAAACTTTAGTACTAAAAAAACTTTTGAAGAGTATGAAAAATTATGGGAATATTTTCACACATCACCATCAGTTGATGAATGGGACAAGTATCAATCTTTTGAAAAGTATGCAAAACTTATTGCAAATGAAAATTGTGTTTTAAGTATTTTCGAATACACTAAATTTAGAACTAATCTAAATAAAGAAGAAGTTCAAGTTTATTGGGGCAATGATTATAGAATACCAAAAACGCATAAAATAGGTTGGACATACTTTGTAGCTAATGAGTTCAGAAAGGAAAAATATTTTGAATCAAAATCCCTTTTGAATAAAAAACTATGTAATAAAATAATTTTTGATAATAAAAATAATTTAAATTACTACGAAGCTGAGAAAGAGATTGATGGAATATCACATAAGCGTAAATTTAATTTTACCAAACTAAAGTATAATAAGGAATTTGAAAAACTATTAAATGATACTATATTTTTAAGTTTCAAAGCTGTTGATTTAAAAAAAGTATGGTGTGGGTTTTTCGAATATAATGAGGGTGATGGTTATGATAGGCATATAGAAACTATAAAAGGATTACCTATTAGTGATGATGAGCAATTTAAACAGATTTATGATTTCACATTAAATGATGATTATGAAGGTGGTGAAGTTGAAATTTATGATGAATGGTTTAAGAATGATAGAAAAACATTTTCAATCGTAAAACCAAAAGTTGGTGAGTGTTTGATTTATAAACCTTATCAGCATGTAACTTATAAGAAAGTTAACAAAAATAAAAAATACCAAATATTGGTTGTAGTAAAAAATAAAGACTTAGAAAAAAATTTAATATAAAATGGCAAAAACAAATTACGGAGCTGAATTAGATTGGGTACTAGATGTAGATTTTCCATCTTGGGCAAACACAGAAATATATGTAAAAACAATATCTAAAGGATATCTATTAGAAGGTGAAAAGCCAAAAGATGCTTATTGGAGAGTAGCAACAACTGTTGCAAGGAGATTAGGTAAACCAGCTTTAGCAACGAAGTTTTTTGATTATATATGGAAAGGTTGGTTAAACTTAGCAACACCAGTACTTTCTAACACTGGTACTGATAGAGGATTACCTATTTCTTGTTTCGGTATAGATGTGGCAGATTCCATTTACGATATTGGTAAAAAGAACTTAGAACTAATGTTACTTGCTAAACACGGCGGTGGAGTTGGTATTGGTATTAATCAAATTAGACCAGCAGGTTCTAACATTACTGGTAATGGAACATCTGATGGTGTAGTACCATTCGCTAAAATTTATGATTCTACAATTCTTGCTACTAACCAAGGCTCAGTAAGAAGAGGAGCAGCATCCGTAAACCTTAACATTGAACACGATGATTTTGAAGATTGGTTAGAAATTAGAGAACCAAAGGGAGATGTAAACAGACAATCTCTAAATCTTCATCAATGTGCTGTTGTTGGTGATAAGTTTATGAGGAAGGTAGAAGATGGTGAGGTAAACGCTAGAAGAAAATGGGGAAAGTTACTACAAAAAAGAAAAGCAACGGGCGAACCTTATATTATGTTTAAAGGTAATACTAATAAAAACAATCCTGAAATGTACAAAAAGAATGGATTAAAAGTTTTTATGACTAATATCTGTTCTGAAATAGTATTACATACAGATGAATCACATTCATTTGTTTGTTGTTTATCATCATTAAACTTGGCTAAATACAATGAGTGGAAAAATACTGATTTAGTTTACACAGCTACTATGTTTTTAGATGGAGTACTTTCAGAATTTATTCAAAAGGCAAAAAATATGAGAGGATTTGAAAACTCAGTTCGTTCAGCAGAAAAAGGTAGAGCATTGGGATTAGGAGTTTTAGGATGGCACACTTACCTACAACAAAATGGTATTCCATTTGAAGGTATGGAAGCTCAATTTGAAACTCGTAAGATTTTTTCTCAGTTAAAGATTGAATCAGAAAGAGCTAGTAGAGACTTAGCATCAGAATATGGTGAACCACTTTGGTGTAAAGAAACTGGATTTAGAAATACTCACCTCAGAGCAGTTGCTCCAACAGTTAGTAACTCTAAATTAGCTGGTAATTCATCACCTGGTATCGAGCCTTGGGCAGCTAATGTATTTACTGAACAAACTTCAAAAGGAACATTTATTAGAAAAAATCCTGAATTAGAAAAGGTATTAAGAAAGTTAAAAATTAACAACAAAGAAACTTGGGATAAGATAATGGCAGATGGTGGTTCGGTGCAAGGTATAAAAGAATTAGATGAATGGTGTTACTTAGATAACAAAATGGTTCTTTGTAAAGATATAACTAATGGTGATAGGGATAAAGTATATCCAGTAAAGGATGTATTTAAAACATTCAAAGAAATTAATCAAATGGATTTAGTAAAACAAGCTGGTGTTAGACAACAGTACATTGACCAATCCGTTTCACTAAACTTAGCATTCCCATCGATAGCTACTCCTAAATGGATTAATCAAGTTACGATGGAAGCTTGGAAGCAAGGTATTAAAACATTATACTATATGAGAACAGAGTCAGTTCTCAGAGGTGATATTGCAGCAAAAGCAGTTGACCCAGATTGTGTAGCGTGTGATGGTTAGTATATTATGTACTGCACGAAGCGGTGCAACTAATCTATCGTTATATCTAAAAAATGTTTTAGAAAAAAATTTAATCATATCACCTTTTGGGAATGATATGGAAAATATGGGTTTAAATCCTTCTTGGAAGGGTAGTTTAAATCTAAAAATGAAAAAAGATAATTTGTATAAATTAATGATTCACAGATTACCAAGTGGATATTCTGATTTATGTGAATTTGGTAATGATATAATAAAGTTATCTGATAAAGTTATTTTGTTTGATAGAAAAAACAAATTAGAACAATCAGAATCTTTGGCATTTAGAAAGATTAAGTATGGTGATGATTTTTCTAAGTATCGTACAAAAGAACCATATGATAATATAGATAAAAGAGTTGTTAATGAATGTTATAAGAATTTTTTACATCACTCATCAGCTCTAAAAGAGTTATCAGAAACTCATAATATACCAATTTTTTGGTATGAGGATTTATATTATGGTGATGGTTTGGAAAAGATATCAAACTATTTAAAACTTAAAATTAGTAAAACATATAAAGATAAATTTTTATCAGAAGATAAAAAAGAAAGAATTTTAAAAAACAAAGGAGATTTGATATGATAGAAGTAAAAAAATTTGAAGCTAGTTGGTGTGGTCCTTGCAAAGCACTTAAACCAATATTTGAAAATGTTTCCCAAAAATTTGGAAATACCGTAAATTTTTCGTATATTGATATAGATGAGCAGTTTGAAGAAGCTCAACAATACCATGTTCGTTCAGTACCTACTGTATTAATTGTAAAAGATAATGTAGTAGTTGAAAGATTTGTAGGAGTACAATCTGAACTAGCTTATACAAATAGTATTAATGAAAATTTATAGATGCCAATAAGAAGAGGTCAAACTCATCCATCTGCAAAGTTAACGGATGAGCAAGTTTTAACAATTAGAAGGTTATGGAAAATGGGACATCGCAACTTAAAAGTGATGGCTCGTAACAATAAGGTATCACCTGCTAACATAAATAAAATTGTAAAAAATCGGACCTGGCAACATCTTAATGAGTTTTGGTCTGGTAGTTTATGAAAAAATATTGTGATACTTCAAAGTTATCTGTAAGAAAAATTTCTAAATCGGTAGCTAAAGATATAATAGTTAAGAATCACTATTCACATCTTTGGACTAAAGTATCACATTCATTAGGATTATATATAGAAGATGATTCTCATCAGTTCTTTAATTCATCAGAAAAACTCATCGGTGTAATATGTTATGGAGACCCTATCGGAAGATTAAGTGGGCAATCAATATCACCATTATTAGAAAGAACAGAAGTATTAGAGTTAGTTAGAGTTTTTATCTTTGATGATTATGGTTCAAATATAGAAAGTTGGTTTATAGGACAAAGTTTTAAATGGTTAAGAGAAAACACACCACAAATTAAAGGATTAATATCATACTCAGACCCAAAAGAAGGACACGCTGGTACAATTTACCAAGCTACAAATTGGATTTATCAAGGTAACTCACTTAGATATAATGATAGTTGGAGTTTTAAATTTAGTGAAGATGGTGAGTGGCAGCATGGTAGAACTATCTTTCCTTATTATGGAACAAATGACCCAAAGAAAATACAAGAACAAGTTGATAAACCATTTTGGATTCGTAAAGAACCAAGAAAACATAGATATGTTTACATCTTAGCAAAAGGTGGTGAACGAAAAAAAATATTAAAAACATTAAAACATCCAACTGAAACTTATCCAAAAAGTAATGATACGGATGAATTAGAAATTAAAAAATTAGAACCGATTGAAAGAAGAGGGTAAATTTTATTGTGATGCATCTAAAGTGTATGTAGCACCTATAGCAAAATCTATAGCAAAGGATATTATAGTTAAGAAACATTACACCCATGCTTGGACTATGTGTAGATACCCGTTAGGTATTTATCATAAAACTGAAGATAAATTACAATTCGGTGATTCCAAATTAATTGGAGTAGCAGTATATGGATTTCCAGTAGGAGCAAAAGCATCTACATCAGTATGTGAGGGATTAAGTAAAGATAATATTTTAGAGTTGACTCGTTTATATGTTGATGATGGATATGGTTCTAATATTGAGAGTTGTGCTTTAGGTAAAACATTTCAATGGTTAAAAGAAAATGATAAGAATATTAAAGTTTTACTTTCATATGCTGATAATGGACAAGGACATGTTGGTGGTATTTACAAAGCAACCAATTGGATATATCAAGGGTTATCAACTGATATTGCTCTAATGCCTAATTGGGGTATATCACTAACTAAAGACCCGCATGATTGGATTCATAGTAGAAGTGTATTTAATTTATGGGGTAGTGGTAACTTAGAACACCTTAGAAAAGAAATTGGTAAGCAAGGTTATAAAGAGTTTTGGAGGAGAGAAGAGCCACCAAAACATAGATACATACAGATACTTGCTCAATCTAAAAAAGAAAAAAGAGATTTGGTAAAAAGGTTAAAGCATGAGACTAAACCTTATCCTAAAGAAGCATCTGAATATAATACGGAAGTAGTACATCATACTACTTACGAACCTGATGCAGATAGAGAGAAAACTTTTTGGTAAAATCCTTGGATAATTAAAATATTTTTTGTATATTAGTACTGTAAAATCATTAAATGGGTAGAGTATCTTTTTCTCAATATAATATGTGGAATTCTTGTCCACAACAATACAAACTAAATTATATAGATAAGTTAGGTGAAAGTTCAGGTAACATTCACACAATCTTTGGTACGGCAATGCACGAAACCATCCAACACTTTTTGGATGTGATGTACAATGTAACAAAGAAACAAGCTATGTCAATTGATTTAGATTTACTATTAAAAGATAAACTCATAGAAGCATTTAATGCTGAAAAGAAAAAGCAAGGAGATAGATTACCTACTACACAAATAGAATTAGAAGAGTTCTTTGGTGATGGTAGACAGATTCTAAAGTTCTTCAAATCTAAATTAGCTAAATGGTACTCTAAAAAGAATCAAAAATTAGAAGCTATAGAGTTACCTTTAAACGCTGAGATAAAACCTAATGTACATTTCATTGGATATGTTGATATTGTACTTAGGAATCTATATGATAACTCTATTATTATTATTGATTTAAAAACATCTACTAGAGGTTGGAATAAATATCAAAAAGCAGATAAGATAAAAACATCTCAAATACTTTTATATAAAAAGATATATTCAGATAAGTATGGAGTACCTATGGATAAGATTAAAGTAGAGTTTCAAATACTTAAAAGAAAAATAAATGAGGATTATGAATTTCCTATTCCTCGTATATCATCATTCGTACCAGCGAATGGTAAACCTTCCATCAATAAAGCATGGAATGGGTTTATGAATTTCATTGAATCTGTATTCGATGAAGATGGTAAACATATATTAGATGGTAACTACTTTACTAACAAAGGTAAACCATGTGATTGGTGTGAATTTAAACAAAGAGGACTTTGTTCTGCTTGGAATTGATGTTTTTGTAATTTCCTTATATTTATATATACTTATATACAATAAAAGAGATTATGGTAGAAACAAAATTAACAACAGTAAAAATACTCAAAAATGTTTATTCTAAGTTTAAAAGATTATCATTTGAATCAGACATAACACTTCAAAAACTTGTCAACAGAGCAGTTGATAAATATGTTGAAGATGATGATTTTAGAAAAGAAATAAATGAGTACACACTTCTTGAAGTAAGTGGTTCACAATATTAGAACAATTTAAACAACTATTAATGGCAAAGAAAAAGAAGATTCTATTGTTATCCGATGACTTAAGGATGACATCAGGTATCGCAACTGTATCCAAAGAATTTGTTATGGGTACTATGGATAAGTTTCATTGGGTTCAATTAGGTGCAGCAGTAAAACATCCCGACCAAGGTAGAGAAATAGATTTAGGTGAAGATGCTAGGAAGGAAACCGGAATAGCAGATGCTTCACTAAAGATAGTTCCTTGGACTGGATATGGAGATGCTAATATACTAAGACAACTTATAATGAGACATCAACCAGATGCGATACTTCACTTTACAGACCCAAGATATTGGAGATGGTTATATGAAATAGAGGCAGAAATTAGAGAGAATATTCCAATTCTATTTTATCATATTTGGGATGATTTACCTGACCCACAATATAATAGAAATTACTATGAAAGTTGTGATTGGTTGGGATGTATATCAAGACAAACTTATGGTATCGTAAGTAGAGTTGGTAATATAGATTCGGAAACAATTAAACCATTAGAAGATTGGCAGGTAGATTATGTACCACATGGTATCAATCCTAAAAAATGTTTTAAAACTGAAGTACCCGCTGATTTCAAAAAAGCAGCCTTGGGTGATAAAGATTACAAATTCGTTCTGTTTTGGATGAATAGAAATATTAGAAGAAAACAACCATCAGATGTTATTTGGGCTTACAAAAAGTTCGTAGATGGATTACCTGAAAAAGATAGAAAAGATTGTTGTTTACTAATGCACACTGCGGCGGTTGACCAAAATGGTACTGATTTATTTAAAGTAAAGGAAGCTATTTGTCCTGATTATGATGTTAGATTTTCACAATCAAGAATAGATTCAACACAACTAAACTATCTTTACAACTTATCAGATTGTACAATTAACATAGCAGGTAATGAAGGATTTGGGTTAACAACTGCTGAATCAGTAATGGCTGAAACACCAATCATCGTAAATGTTACTGGTGGGTTACAAGACCAATGTGGATTTAAAATAGATGGTAAGTATCTAACCGCAGATGATTACAAAGAAATCGGTTCACTTCACGATTATAGAAAGTGGGAAGATAAAGTAACACATGGTGAGTGGGTAAAACCTGTATGGAGTAGAGTTCAAACAATGACTGGCTCAGTACCAACACCTTACATTATTGATGATAAAGTAGATGTAACAGAAACATCTGAAGCGATTAGATATTGGTATGATAAAGGTAAGAAGGGAAGGGATAAAGCAGGTAAAGCTGGTAGAAACGCATTCTTAAATGAAATAGGTTTAGGTGTTGATAACCAAAACAAATGTATGGCAGATGGGATTGAAAAGGCAATCAAAAACTTTAAACCTAAAAAACGATTTAACTTATATAAAATAGCATAATGAGTAAACCATTATTAATATATCAGGCGCCAGTAGCAACTAGAAGTGGTTATGGTGACCATGCAAGAGATGTTCTAAAATCTATTTTTGAATATGATAAATTTGATGTGATTACTATTCCAACTCGTTGGGGTAATACACCACAAAATCAAATTAATCCATCAACTGATTTTGGAAAACAATTACTATCAACTGTTGGTAAGCAGATTACAAAACAAGCAGAGGTTCATATTCAGATGACTGTACCAAACGAATTCCAAAAGAAAGGGAAATTTAGTATAGGTATTACGGCTGGTATTGAATCTACATTAGCACCTAAAGATTGGATTGATGGATGTAATAGAATGGATTTAATTATAGTTCCATCTGAATTCTCTAAAAAGGTATTAGAACAAACTGTTTATGATGAAAAGGATAAAAGAACAAATCAATTAATTAAGCAACATAAAATTACCAAACCAATTGAAGTATTACATGAAGGTGTAGAACTATCCACATATCTTAAACCAAAAACTAAAGTAGATGTTTTAGATGGTGTACAAACCGACTGGAACTATCTTTTTACAGGTCACTGGTTAAAAGGTGATTTAGGTAAAGATAGAAAAGATGTTGGTATGATGATTAAAACATTTTGTACTGTATTTAAAAATACACCAAAGAAAAAACAACCAGGTTTAATTCTTAAAACATCATCAGCAGGATTTTCTGTAATGGATAGGGAAGATATATCTCAGAAAATAAAAGGTATTACACATGAATTTGGTAAAAACTGTCCACCTATTTATCTTTTGTTTGGTGATTTAAGTGATGATGAAATGGCATCACTATACCATCATCCAAAAGTAAAAGCAATGATATCATTTACAAAAGGTGAGGGATATGGGAGACCATTATGTGAGTTCACACTTACAGGAAAACCCATATTAGTATCTAAGTGGAGTGGACATGTAGATTTTCTACCTGAAAATAATACTGAATTCTTAGAAGGTGCATTAGAAGAAATCCACCAAAGTGTAGCTGACCAATTTTTATTAAAAGAAGCAAAGTGGTTTCAAGTGAATTACTCACATGCAGCTGGTATATTAGATAAAGTATTTAATAAATACACAACACACTTATCTAAATCAAAAGGATTCATAGCAAATACTAAAAAGAACTTTTCTTTAAAAGCTATGCATGATAAGTTTAAAGTTATTATGGATGAGTATGTTAAATTACCTGAATTTGTAAGTTTAAAATTACCTGAAATTAAAAAGTTATAATGAGTTTTATTGGTCAATATTTACAATTTTTAAAACCTGAAAAGAGAGTTCCAAAAGCTCAAATGAAGCAGGGAAATATCTACAGAATTGTTAGATATGGTGGTGATACTACAAGAGGTATAAATGCAAGATATGTATTTGTAATAGGAAGGGTAGTTGATAAAGGACAAATTAAAATACATTGTATTAAAATTAACGAAGTAAGACCCCCAGCTCTAATAAATTTACTAAGGGAACTTAGAGATACATCAAAAAAAATAAAAGACTATACTGATTTAGCATCATTACTCAAATCATTTGATAAAGAAGGTAAAAGATTATTTGAGGGATTTATTAAAAATAATAGAGCAGTTTACTCTTATAAATTAGGTAATTATAGAACTTATTTTTTAGAAAAACTACAATATGTAAGTGAGGTTGTATTAGAAACCGAAGAGATAGGGAAGTTGTTAAATATAGATTTCAATGAAAGTGCACAAAAAGTTATAAAAGAAGATAGAAGTGAAAACGATTAGTTACGCAATAACAGTTTGTAATGAGATTACTGAGATAGCAGTCTTGGTAGATACTCTTAAAGAAAAGTTAAGAGAAGGTGATGAGATAGTAATTCAATATGATGAGGATTCTGTAACGGATGTTGTTATGGAATATCTTAACATAATGAAAAATATGCACAAAGATTTCATAAAAGTTATTGGATTTCCCCTCAATAAAGATTTTTCAACATATAAAAATAATCTTAAATCACATTGTAATGGAGATTATATATTTCAGATTGATGCGGACGAAGTACCAAATGAATATCTATTAGATAATTTACATGAGATTTTAAGTAGTAATAATGTTGATGTAATCTTTATTCCAAGAGTAAATACTGTAGAAGGTTTGACAGATTCTCATATAAAAAAATGGGGATGGCAAGTAAATGATAAGGGTTGGGTTAATTTTCCTGATTACCAAACTCGTATCTATAAAAACACAAACGATATTATGTGGATGAACAAAGTTCACGAAAGAATTACTGGATATGATTCGGTATCTAACTTTCCAGCTATGGAAGAATATTGTTTATATCATCCAAAACAAATTGATAGACAAGAAAAACAAAACGAATTTTATGAAACAATCTAAGATTACTTTTATTTACGCATATGAAAACGAAGAGTGGTCAACACCATTGGCATTAGCTGAAGAGTTTGATGCAAGAGGTTGGGATGTTGGTATAGTTTCTATTGGTTCAAATAGAAACCAAGAATACTATGATGATGATATTCAAAAATGGTTACTTGAAAAAGATGACTCTGATATAGTTTTATTTATGGATTGGGGTAGATTTGATTCACCCTTTTTAGATAAAGAAAAACTACCATCCGCATTTTGGATACAGGAGAGTGGTGATGACCCACAAAACTTTGATAGAAATTTTCCAAAAGCAGTAAGATTTAATATGACACTTTCGCCTGATGCAGATTCTGTAGAAGAATATCAGAAGAAGGGAATAAATGCATATTGGTGGACACACTTTGCTGATACTAAAGTTCAGTATCCAATTGATGACTTAGACCCATCGTATGTAGCTGTTACCAGTAGAGGACCAGGTGGTTCACAATTTTTAGATACACTTACAGAACATGCTGATGGAGCAGTGGGTAATAAAAATGGAATGGGACCTGAAGAACATACTGCCTTTTTAAATTCGGGCCAAATGGTAATACAAAATTCACGATGGGGTGAAGTGACTCGTAGAATCTTTGAGGGTATGGCTTGTGGTAAAATGGTTTTATGTGATAGATTAGATAAATCAAAAAAATTAGAGGAGTTATTTACAGATGGTGAAGATATAGTTTACTATGATGGTATGGTAGATTGTATAAATAAAATGAATGAATACTCAGCTGATGAGACAGAAAGAAACAGAATAGCAGAAAATGGATTAGAAAAGGTTTTGGATAATCACACCCAAATACAGAGAGTAGATTTTATTATTGAAAAATTTGAAGAATGGAAAAGCTCCCAGTAAGTATAGGAATATTAGCTTGGAAAAGTGGGCAAGTATTAGTTAATACTTTACAAACATATTTTGAAAGAGAATTTTTACATCAAGTAAATGATGTTTGTATTTTATTTCAAGAGTTTTCTGAGGAAGATAAAAAAATAGCTGAACATTTTGGTATCCCATATATCGCAAAAGATTCTAATATAGGTATTGGACAGGCATTCATAGAGTTAACAGAACAAGCTAAAACAGATAATGTTCTTATATTGGAGCATGATTGGAAATTAATTGAAGATAAAGAACTTTTAAGGACTAGATTATTGAGTGGTGTAAAATTATTAGAAAATGATTTTAGTGTTGTAAGATACAGGCATAGAGCAAATCCTGGCTTTCCTCATTTTTCATTTCAATATCAAGGTAGAGAATTAGATTATTATGATAAGGAGATTGAGGTAACTTCACCACATCTTTTAGATTCAGTTCATTGGTGTAATCCAGCTGATAAGTTTCCACAACATATTAAAAGAGATGGAGAGTATTTTATTACAACATCTCGTTATGCTAATTGGACTAATAATCCTTGTCTCTACAAAAAAGATTTTTATTTAGAAATAGTAAAACAATTCGCCGGTGAAGGCATCGCTTTAGAGGGTAACATCTCAAAGTGGTGGGCACAACAAACATACAAAGTAGCTCACGGCGAAGGGCTATTTTGTCATATAGACGAACAAAAACATGGAAGGTAAATTTAGACCATTGGGTGATAGAGTGTTGGTAAAACCAAATGAATCATCCGAAATGAAAACAAAAGGTGGTATTATCATAGCAGATAGTGCACAAAGAGGACAGAAAGTTTATGGTGAAGTAGTATCCGTTGGAACGGGTATATTTTCGCAAAACGGAGAACGAATACCAATGACTGTAAAGATTGGTGATAAAGTTATGTACACTAAAGATATGGGTGGAGATGAAATTACGATGGGTGATGATAAATATTGGCTATTTAATGAACATCAATTGCTTGGTATTTTAAATTAATGAGTAAAATAAAGTTAGTTATATTCGATTTAGATGGTGTATTAGTTGAAGCTAAGAACATACACTATGAAGCACTTAATGAAGCATTAGGTGATAGATATGCTATCAGTTGGAATGAACATTTATCGACTTATGATGGATTAAAAACAGTTCAAAAATTAGAAATGTTATCTGAAAAGAAAGAGTTACCAACAGAATATCATTCTGAAATTTGGGAAACTAAACAAAAACTAACTTTAGAAAAACTAAAAACTTTAGAAGAGAATAATGTTTTAATAGAACTAATGAGTGATTTGGTAGACTGTGGATATAAAATAGCAGTTTGTTCAAATTCAATTAGAAAAACTTGTTTGACAGTTTTATCTAAGTTAGGTATTATGGAGTTTATGGATTTGGTAATATCTAATGAGGATGTAAAGAATTCCAAACCACATCCAGAGATGTATTGGAAAGCAATATCAATGATGAGTTGTTTACCTGAAGAAACTTTAATCATTGAGGATTCACCATATGGATTACTTGCAGCATCTCGTTCTAAATCACATATACTAAGAGTTAAAAATACAAAAGAAACAACATTACAAAATATTAAAAATAAATTAAATCAAATCAATATGGGAGAGATACAATCAACACCTGCATGGAGAGATGAAAATCTAACAGTTTTAATTCCAATGGCTGGAGCAGGAAGTAGATTCCAACAAGCTGGATATACATTTCCAAAACCACTAATAGATGTAAAAGGAAAACCTATGATTCAGTTGGTAGTTGAAAATTTAAACATCAAAGCAAATTATGTTTATGTTGTACAAAAAGAACATAGAGAAAAATATAACTTAGATACTTTATTAAAT